GCCCGCCGCATGGCCGGCTGGCCGCCGAGCAGGTCGAGCAGGAGGGCGGCGGCGGGGGACGGGTCGGCGGCGGCGGCGACCGGCTGGAAGTTCAGGGACGAGCCGGCCGCCGGCAGGACGGCCCCGGGGTCGATGACCACCGGCCGGCCGCCGGCCACCCCGACGTTGCCGGCGTGGGCGTCGGTGAACAGCAGCCCCTCGTCGGCGGCCGCCTTGCGGACCGCCCCGAGCCGGGTCTGGCCGGGGACGCCGGACCCGCCCAGCCAGTATTTGCGGTCCCCGGCCATGTCGGCGAACGGCACCCGCTCGGCCCGGACGCCGACCGCCGACCCGGCCGGGACCGGGTAGTCGACCGCCCGGGTGGCCTGGAGGACGGAGTCGGCCACCGGCCGGCCGGCCTCCCCCGGGTTGACGTACCCGAGCCGGACCACGTCCCCGGCCGGGGTGCGGAAGGCGACCCCCTCGGCCCCCTTGCCGATGATGGCGCTGGCCGGCGGCACCTCGGACAGGGCGGCCGGGGCCAGCCGGGCGAGGTCGTCGGCGAACCCCTTGGCCCCGCCCTCGGACATGGCGGCGAGGTGGGCCGCCCCGCCCGTGTACCCCGGACCGCGGGCGACGGCCGCCCGCTCCAGGGACCGGCCGGCCGTCGCCCCGAGCCGGGCGCCGAGGCCGGCCCCGAGGTAGGTGGTCGGGTCCAGGGCGGCCTCGGCCCCGAACCCGAGCAGGGCGTCGGCCAGCTCGTTCCCGGTCTGTAGGCCGGCGGAGGACAGCAGGTCGGCCCCGGACACCTGGTCGGCCGGGTCGGTCAGGCCGAGCGTGTCGGAGAAGGGGACCGCCGCGAGCGCCTCCTGGGGCCGCCCGCCGAGGACGCCGCGGAGCGCGCGGCCGGGCTTGTCGAGGGAGTCGCCGAAGTATCCCAGTGCGGCCAGCAGCTCGTCCATCGGGCGGCCCTCGGTCGGGTCAGGCGGGCGGCATCATCCCGGGCGGCATCCCGCCCCCGCCGCCGAGGGCGGCCAGGAGCGGCGACCCGGCGGCCTCGTCGGCGTCCGGCTCGGGCATCCCGCCGCCGCCGAGCAGGGCCTGGAGCAGGAGCATCACGAGCGGGTTCATTCCGCCGGGCATCCCGCCCGGACCGGCCGGCATCCCTCCCGGCGGGGCGGCCATCGTCATCTGGTCCATCGGGCACCTCGGTGTTGACAGGGAATCCGGGCCGTCCTACTTTTGGCTCACCATGACCACCCGCCAGATCGTCGCGGCCGGCTGCCTCGCCGCCGCCGCCCAGCTCCTCTGCCCGCCGGTCGCCGCCGACGGGGTGTCGCTCGGCTACTACCCGGTCTGGGAGGCGTTCAACCCGGCGTGCCTCGACTGGGTGCGGCTGGCCCTGCAGATCGGGGCCACGGTCGCCGTCACCGCGGGGGCTGCGGCGGTTGTGCGGCCAGCCCCCGCCTCTGCATCGCCCCCAGCAGCAGCTTCGCCGCGGTGAGCCGGCCGGCGTACCGCTGGCGGTCGGCCTCCGAGTTGCCGAACACCGGAGTGGACACGTCCCCCACGTCCTCCAGCGGGACCGACCGGCCGCCGAAGTCGGCGTACCGGTAGGCGGCCGCGTCGTCCCACCCGCCGAGGATGCTGCGGAACACCTGGGTCGGCCCGAACTCGGCCCGCCGCAGGGTCAGGCCGGGCAGCCCGGCGACGTCCATCCGGTCCGGGAACTGGTCCCCGGCGAACGTGTTGGTCGCCGCCTTGGCGGCCGACCGGAGCAGGGCGTCCTGGAACTGCGGGGCGTTCTTGACCACGTCGCTGAACAGGCTCTCCAGGTAGGCGGCCTGGGCGTTCGGGTTCATCCCCCGGGCGGCGATCGCGTCCAGCACCCGGTCGGCGTCCTCGCGGGTGAGGGTGGACCCGGCCTTCAGCCGCGGGTCGAGCACCGCCCGGGTCTCCCCGAGCAGCTGGTTGGCCGCGGCCAGGTCGCCCTCCGGGATGGCGTACGGGTTGCCCCCGCCGGCCGGGGCGGGGGCCGGGAGGCCACCGGCGGTCGTGGGTGGGCTTTGGCCGGGGGCCGGGCCGCGGGACGGGACGGCGGTCGGGTCGGCCGGCATCAGGGTCCGCTTGAGCGCGTTGTACTGCTGGAACAGCTGGGCCGCCTCGGCCGGCGTCTTGCCGCCGGCCAGGAGCGACCCGAGGAACTGGTCCTGCTGCTGCTGGCGGAGGCGGTCCGGGCTGAACTGCAGCTCGGCCTGCCGGGCGTCGTTGGCCAGCCGCTGCTTGGCCAGCGCCTGGTTCTCGTCCTGGCCCTCCAGGGCCAGGGCCTGGGAGACGACGGCCGGTGAGAAGGACAGCGGGGTCTGGCCGTACGCCGCCCCGGTCAGCTGCTGGACCCGCTCGGCCGGGGACAGCCCGCCGGCCGACTTGGTGTTCATGATCTCCCACAGGCTGCGGGGGGCGACCGACGTCGGGTCGAACCCGGCCGGCTGGCCGACGACCGCGGGGACGCCCGGCGGCGGGGCGGCGTCGGCTCCGGGGGCGTACGCCTGCTCGTACCGGGCCACGTCCGGGCCGCCGACCGGGGCCGGGTTGCGGAGGGCGGCCAGCTTGGACAGGAAGTCCTCGGCCGAGGCCGGCGACTGGGCGGCGGCCGTCCGCTGCTGGGTGCCGCCGGCCACCCGCCCGCCGGTGACGGCGGCCCCGCCGAGGGCGGCTGTGGCCGGGTTGGCGGCCATCGCCGTCCGGGCGGCCGCCTCCGGGCCGGGCGGGGCGTAGGCGTCCCGCCGGCGGTCGTCCATCATGGCGTCCCAGGCGGGCTTCTTCGGGCCGAGGGCGGCCTCGATCTCGGAGAGCCGGTCGGTCGGGCTGAGCAGGCGGCTCATCGTGGTCCCCTTTAGGCGAGGCCGGACAGGGCGTTCAGCAGGTTGGCCTGCACGCTGGCGGCGATCTGCCGGCGGCGGGCCTCGGCGTCCAGCTCGGCCTGGTACCGCTGGGTGGCCAGTTGCGCCCCGGTCGCCCGCTGGCCGGCCTCCGCCCCGGCCGCGTCGAACCGGATCTGCCGCTCGGCGTCCGCCCCGGCGGCCGTCCCCTTGGCGGCGGCGTTGGCGTTCAGGGCGGCCAGGAGCGGGGAGGCCGCCCCGAACCCCCGGCCGGCGGCCGAGGTGGCGTTCTGCCGCTGCTGGGTGGCCACCTGCTGGTCGATCCCGGCGCGGGCGGCGTTCACCTGCTGGTCGACCTGCCCGGGGGCGTACACCGGGCCGAGGTCGGCCGGCGGGGTCGCGGTCGGGGCCGACCCGCCGGACTGGCCGTTCGCCTGGAGTTGGGCCTGGATGACCGGGAAGACGGAGTTGAACCGCTCCCTGGCGAAGTTGACGGGGGCGGTGGACGCCTGGAACTGGAGGTCCTGGCCGCGGCGGGAGACGTCCGCCTGGAGGCCGGCCAGGTCCTTCTCGGCGGCGTTCTGCTTGTCGGCCAGGGCGAGCTGGTTGGCCAGGGCGTTGTCCTGCAGCTTGCCCTGCACCTTGCCCTGGGCGGCGATCTCGTCCAGGGCGGTGTTCCGCAGCCCGAACCCGTACGAGCCGGGGGCGTTGCCGGGGGTGCCGAAGCTGTACGGGACGACGGCCATGACGGGCCTCCGGGCGGCTTAATCCACAAAGACCATTGTATCATCGCGGCCGGCCCGGCGGTCACGAGAACGTCGGCAGGACGGCGGCCAGGGCGGCGGCGATGATCGCGTCCGTGCCGGCGGCGGCCGACCCGAACTCGACGTTGAACTCGGCCAGCTGGACGTTCGGGGCGCCGCCGATGGTGGCGTCGTACAGCTCGTCGAGCGGCCACTCGTAGATCGCGTCCGGCACACCGCCCTCGTAGTAGTACAGGTAGGTGAGGTCGAGCCGGTCGCACCGGTCGATCAGGGCCGGCCAGATCGCCTTCTCGTGGGCGGAGAGCGGGGTGCTGAACGTGGAGTACCAGCCGTCGTCCATCTCCCGCGACTCGTAGAGGGCGGACGGCGGCGGGGCGAGCGCGGCGATGGCGGAGAAGATAGGCAGCGGGGGACGGAAGTCGACCAGCGCGGTCCGGCCGCCGACGACCCGGAGCGGGTCGTACCCGGGCAGGTCGTCGGCCGGCACGGAGACGTTGAAGTTCGACACCGGCGGGATGACCGAACCGGTGGTCGTCCCGGCGAACCCGGAGACCACGGCCACGTCCACCCGCCGGTCGGCCAGGGCGGCGGCCATCTCGTCGGCGATCCGGGTGTAGTCCGGCGGCACGGACAGCGTGTCGCCCGGCTCCTCGGCGTCCGGGTCGGGGATGATGAGGTACGGCGGGGCGACGACGGCCAGCCTGGGCGGCCGGGCGAGCCACCCCCGCCGACCGTAGCGGGCCGGGGTCGGGGCGGCGGCGACAAGACTGCTCAAGATGCCGGCCACGGCTGCCGTGCCGACGACCGGCTCGGCCCCGGACGCCGGCACCCGGTGGTGCGGGGACGGCACGTACACCGACTGCCCCTCGCCGCCGAACGAGGGGTCGATCCGCCACGGCGGGAGGACGAGCGGGTGACCGGCGGCGGCCTTCGGCATGGTCAGTCCCTCTGCCAGACGACGGGCTGGAACTCGTGCGTGCCGTCCGGGTTCCGCACGACCGTCACCCACGTGCCGGACGGGACCGCCTCGCCCTCGGCGATCTGCGGGACGGTGGCGACGACCGACTCGCCGGCGGCGGACGTCCCGTTCGGGTAGACGGTGACGTTGTAGGTGGCCTCGCTGCCGGACGTGACCACCCCGAGCATCACCCGGCCGCCGCCGCCGGGGCCGCCGCCGGACCCGTCCGGGAAGGTCGGCAGGTCGATCGGGTAGCCGGTGAACGGCGGGGTGGCCTGGGGCGGGACGGTGCCGGTGGTGCCGTCCGGGGTGGCCACCTCCCAGGTGCCGTCGCCCGGGTTCTGGCGGGTGAACACGACCGGCGGGACGGTGGCGTCCGGGGTCTGGATGATGGTGATGGCCGGCTGGCCGGGCTTCTGGGTGATGACGATGGGCTGCTCCGTCCGGAGCTGCACGTCCTCGCTCAGGATGGCGTACACCTCCTGGGCGAACGCCTGGACGGACCGCCACTTGGTGCGGAGGATCCGCCGGGCGGCCTCTTTGTACAGGCCCATCACAGCACCCCGTTGAGGAGCATCTCGCCGAACGCCGGCGGCGGGTCGGCGGCCACCCCGGACAGGCCGAGGCGGACGAACCGCTTGCCCCGGGACTGCCGCTCCCGGTGCCGGTCCATCCGCACCAGGGCGGCCCCGGCCGGGTCGGCGAGGTCGAGCGTCTGCTCGGTCCGGGCCGGGTCGGCGTCCCCGGCGAACCCGTCGGTGGCGGTGAACACGGCGGTCCCGGCGGCCGGGGCGAACAGCAGGTCGGCCGAGCACCCCTCGGCGTCCTCGCTCGGGGCCAGCCGGAGGAGGCCGGACCGGTACCGGTAGGCGAACCCGCCGACCTGGTAGACGGACGTGGCGTCCGGCTTGACGGCCCACGGGCGGTCGAGGCGGAGGGCGGTCGGGGTGTTCGACACCACCCGGCGGACCTGCCCGGCCCCGCGGCCGGCGGCGACGGCCACCGGGACGTTGGCCAGGTCCGGGAACCGCGCCCCGGCGTCGGTCAGGGAGGCCACCCCGGCGGCCGTCACCCGGCCGCGGGCGGCGGTCCCGGCCGGGCCGTCCAGCGGCTGCCCGCCGAGGACGCCGACCCGGCCGGCCGGCAGCCCGACCAGCACCCGCTCCGGGTTCCACCGCCACCCGCCGGTCGGCGACCCGAGCCGCCCGACGGCCGACGCCCCGACCGGCTCCGGGTACTCCTCCACCCACCACTTCTGCGCCCGGTAGGCGTAGCACAGGGCGTGGCGGGGGAGGTACTCGCCGGCCAGGGCGACGAACCACCGGGCCGTCTCCCGGGGCAGGTCGACCGAGGCGTGGAAGTACCGGCTGGCGGACCAGTTCACCTTCGGCCCGGGTCCGCCCGGCTGGAACAGCGGCTGGACCGGGGTGGACACGTTGGCCGGGCTGTCCCCGCCGTCGAAGGCGTACACCCCGCCCTCGTCGAGCAGGTAGGCGACCTCGTCGGCCGTCACCCAGCACCGGTGGTTGACGCACCCGCGGCGGCAGGACAGGAACACGTAGGCGTCCTTGGCCGGGTCGTCCTGGGCGGTCACCCGGTACACGTGCCGCCGCTTGAGCACGTACAGGAACGAGGCGAACGGCATCAGGCCGGTCACCCGGTCCCCGTCCTCGGCCAGCTCCAGGGCGTTGACCGGCGGCCACGCCTCGGGCAGGTTGGCCTCGCTCCAGGCCAGGGTGCGGGGGTAGGCGGCGGCCGGGCGGACCGAGTAGGCGGCGAACGGGTCGGTGGCGTCGGCGTAGTTCTCGGCCAGCGTCATCGTCTGGGCGACCGGGTCGACCGCGTCGATCAGGTACGGCTGGGACGCCCCGCGGACGTGCAGGTAGCGGCCGGCCAGGGCGGCGGTCCAGGCGGTCCCGGCCCCGGTCACGGTCGGGCTGCCGGACGCGACGGCGGCCGACCCCTCGGCGTACTCGGTCACCCCGGCCGCCCACATGCGGTTGACGTGGAAGGCGACGTTGGCCGCCCAGTCCGGGGGGCGGGTGTACCGGTTGGCCAGCGAGTTGCCGTCCGAGTCGAACAGCGGGACCGCCTCCTGGTTCTGCAGGCTGGCGTCGGTCCGGGTGCTGGACAGGGCGGTCGAGCCGATGTCGTCGGTGTCGATGTCCACGTAGAAGGTGAGCACCTGGCCGGCGGTGTTCCGCAGCACCTGCCGGCGGACGACCTTGGCCTCGGTCGGCAGCGCCAGCCCGGTGTAGTCGACCGACCCGACCCCGGTGACGGACGCCGGCCCGCCGACCGGGGACAGGTTGGAGTAGTGGCCGTCCCGGTCGACGAACCGCAGGTAGCACCGGTACTCGCCGGTGATCGCCCCGGACCCGCTGCCGGTCAGGGCCGGGGCGGTCGCCGGCGGGACCACCCCGGCCTCCTCCGCCTGGGCCGTGTACCCGTCCCACCGCGCGGGGGTGTCCACCCCGTTGAAGATCAACACGACACCGTCGCTCGACTCGGCGAAGTCGTTCGGCATGACTACCTCCGGTAGCGGCCGGGGAGGAGGACGGCGGACCGGCCGTCCGGCCGGATCCGCACCCGGGACCGCGCCCCGACGGCGGTGGCGAACGACCGCGGGGCGGCGGCCGTCACCCCGCCCCCGTCCCCGCCGCCGACGGTCGTCTCGAACAGCAGGACGACCGGCACGTTCACGGCCGCGTTCTGCTGCTGGGCGGTGACCGTCTCCACGGCCAGGTCGGACCCGCCCGACGAGGTCATCGACCCGCCGAGGGCGGCCGACAGGGCGGACCCGGTGCCGAACGCCAGCGGCACCGGGATGTTGGCCGACACCAGGGCGTTGGTCGCCGTCTCGCAGGTGAGCGGGGCGTCGACCACCAGCCCGCCGGCCGCCCCGACGGTCGTCCCGACCGACAGCTCGCCGGTCGGCCCGGCGGCGAGGCCGAGCACGACCCGGGCGAGGACGCAGTCGGCCGACCCGAGGACCGCGGACCCGGGCATGGGCACCTCAGCTCAGGTCCAGGTGTGGGAAGTACGCCTGGACGGACATGTCGGTGACGACACTCAGCCGGTTGGTGAAGATGCACAGGCCGACCTGGTCCTCGGACAGGTAGGCGTTCTGGGCGGTGTCGGACAGCAGCATCCAGTCGTACCCGTTGACCGACGTGTACGTCCGCCGGGTGGTGGCCGTGCGGACGATCCGCAGCCACACGGTCGGGGCGGCCGGGCCCCGGAAGTTGTAGTCGGAGGACGACACCACCGCGTTGTACGCGGTCTCGCTCGACCACGTGTCGGTCTGGATCGTCTCGTTCACGTTGATCTTCAGGACGGTGAGCAGCTTCCCGGACGACGACTCCCGGGCGCAGATGCCGCCGCCGATGAAGTTGGCCGACCGGCCCAGGAACCGCATGGCGACTGTGAACGTGTACTCGCTGCCGGGGGTGGACTTGACCAGCGCCCGGATCCGGTCGCCGCTCGGGGTGGCCGGCGCCTGAAGGAACACCCCGTCCCGGTCGTCGGCCGTGGCCCCGCCCTGGTTCACCCAGGAGAAGTCGGCGACGGCCGGCGGGGTCACCTTCCGGCCGTCCAGGATGTGCTCCCAGGCCGACCCGTTGTACCGGGCCATGAGGCCGTAGTCGGTCGGGATGTACAGGGTGCCGGCGTACGGGGCGGACGGGCGGCTGGCCCGCGACCCGATCTGGACGCCCTCCTCCAGCAGCTTGAGCAGCGACCCGCGGGTGAGCAGCAGGGTGACGGCCGCCCCGGTGGTGTGTGAGGCCGCCGACGTGCCCTCGGCCCCGCGGGTGACGGTCAGGTCGTTGGTGCTGCGGGCGGTGACGAGCATGATCTCGTCGTCCACCCGGATGCGGTAGTTGCCGGCGGCCGGGAACGCCGACCCGTCGGCGACGGTGACGGTCGTCTCGGACCCGTCCAGGTCCTCGTCGAGGGTGGTGTCGGCCGGGTCGTTCTGGTACTGCTCGGCCATCAGTCGGCCCCCGGGGTGCCGCGGGTCAGGTAGGTGAGGGTGACCGTCCCGCCGGCGACGACCGGCAGGCCGGCGTCGGCGGCGGCGGTGCAGAACAGGACGTCCCCGGGGGCGGCCACGCCGGGGGCGGCCGAGGTGGTCAGGAACGCCCCGCGGACGGTGCCGGACGCGGTGACGGCGGCGTACGCCGGGGCGGACGACGGGAGGACGCCGGCGGCCGGGGTGCCGCGGCCCCAGGCCGGGCGGGCGGACACCCCGACGTACTCGTTCCACCCGGGGTGGGCGGCCGCCGAGTCCGCCGCCGACAGGGCGGCGAACCCGGCGTGGTCGATCAGGCCGACGTACCAGTCGGCCTTCTGGGCGGCCCCCTTGAACATGACCGCGTTGGCGTGGTCGCACCCGGCCGTGGTGGTGCCGTTGGGCACGTCCAGCGCCCCCAGCAGGCGGCCGGCGGCGTCCCGGCTTTCGAGCCGGAACGACCCCGACACCCCGACCTGGCAGGACGGCCCCATCAGCTCACCGCGGTGAACGTGTTGGTGTAGTACACCTGCAGGACCTGGGTGTCGGCCACCGCCACCGCCGACGGGGCCAGGGCGGTCGCCCACAGGTAGGACGCCCCGTCCGTCGACCCCTTGGTGGTCAGGCTGACCACCGCGATCCCGCGGATGTTGCCGGCGGCCGAGATGGTGAACGAGGTGGCCGCGCTGGACGCCAGCGCCCCGCTGGCCGGGGTGCCCGGGGACCACGCCGGGCGGCTGCCGCTGAAGCTGGTGAACTCGGTCCACCCGGAGTGGCTGGCGTGGGTGTCGGCGGTCGAGACGCCGGTGTACCCGCTGTTGTCGATCAGCGTCAGGTACCAGGTGGTGACCTGCGTGGCCCCCTTGAACATGACGTTCTGGAGCAGGTTCAGCCCCTGGTAGGTGGCCGCGTTCAGCAGCACCCGGTCGGGGGCGACCCGCCGCAGGTGCCGGTCCATCTGGCGGAGGACGAACACCCCCGTCTGCCGGATCCCGCTGCCCGGCCCGAACGGCGGGGGCAGCTTGTCGGTCACCTCGATGCCCAGCTTCGGCGCGGCGAGCTTCATGGCGGCTACCTCGGGTTGCGGCCGCGGGCGAGCACGCCCCCGTCCGTCGAATAGAGCACGTACTCGGCCTCCGGCCGGCGGACCGGGCGGAGGGCCGTCACCGCCCCGTCCGCGCTGCCGCCGGGCAGCAGGTAAAAGTGCCCGACCAGGGCGACCGGGTCGCCGCCGGCGGTGGCGTACCGGGCGACCAGCCCGTGCCGGCCGGGCGTCGCGTACGGGGTGCCCAGGAACAGCCCGTACCGGAACACCCCGACCAGCTCGCCCTGCAGGTCGGCCGGCAGCCGCCGGCTCTCGACGGTCGAGCCGTCCGGGCCGTACACGGTCAGCACCGGGCTGGCCGCCGGCCACGCCGGGTCGCCGGCCGCGTCCAGGCAGCGGACGACGACCGGCAGCTCGCAGCCGCGGGGGGTCCGGCCGAGGTAGCCCAGGGCGGTCATTCACTGCACCGTGAAGGTGAGGGTGGTCTGCCGCGGGTCGCCGGTCGCCTCCCAGGTGACCAGCACGGTGTACGTCTGCCCCGGCTCCAGGGCGGACAGGACGGCCCCGGTCAGGGTGACCGTCCACAGGCCGAGCGCCTTCCAGGAGCCGCCGCTCGTGTACGCCCCGTTCCCGGCCGAGTCGTCCAGGGTGAACGTGTTCGCCCCGGTCGAGGTGACGAACCAGTCGCCGTTGGCGGCCGTGTTCCCGCCCACCCCGGACACCGTCACGTACGCCCCGGTCGGCAGCCCGTGGGCGGCCGAGGTGACGGCGACCGGGGTGGCGTTGGTCGCCCCGGTGACCGCCCCGGACTCGGCCGGGGCGCAGGTGCCGGTGCCCCCGGCCACCGCCCCGTCCCGGCCGAACAGGCGGAACGTCGGGGCGGCGTCCGGGTCGACCGGCGCCCCGGCCTCGGTGGTGAGCACGAACAGGACGACGTCGTCCCCGGCGTCGGCGAACCCGGCGAACATGGGCTACTCCTCCTCGGCGTCGAACACCACCGGCCGGTACCCCTCGCGGGCGGCCAGCTCGCCCGGCCGCAGCGGGGACAGGTTGACCAGCTCGGCCGCCGCCCCGTCGGCGGCCGGGGCGGACGGGCCGCCGTTCAGCTTCAGCCCGGCGTAGTCGGTCACCAGGGCGTTGGCCCGGCTGCTCGGCTTCACGGCTACTCCTCCGTCACGTCCGCCCGGGTGGCGTGGTCGGACAGGCGGTACGGGCCGGCGTACCCCTCACCGGCCGCCGTCCGCCCGGTGTACCGGCTGTCGGCCGCCTTGGCGTCGACCAGCGCCCGCTGGTAGTGCTGGTCCTCCAGCGGGGTCGGCTCCATCCGGCGGATCAGCCGGCACTGCCGCTCGACCTCGCGGAGCAGGTAGTTGCCGGCCACGTCCCAGTCCACGTCGACCGGGTCGGAGATCAGGTACGTCGTCCCCGCGTACGCGCCGTCGAACGCCGAGTCGACGGTGAGCGAGGTGGCCGAAGCCACCGCGGTGACCGTCCGCTCCTCGGCCCACGGGTTGGACCCTGCCGGGCCGGCGACCGGCTGCGACGGGTCGGACGGCACCCGGATCAGGCTGCCGACCAGGGCGGAGGTGAACAGCGTGTTCACCCCGGTGACGGTGGTCGAGCTGGCGGTGATCGTCCCGTCGTCCCGGCGGTCCACCCGGAGGGCGCGGGGGGCGCGGCGGGCCAGGTAGTCGACCTGATAGCGGGCGTCAGGGGGCGGCCACAGGAGCAGGGCCGGGCCGCTGCCGGGCGGGCTGGACACCCCGGCGATCGCCAGGTCGGACGGCTGCCCCGGGCCGTCGTTCCGCCGGCGGAGGAGCGGCCAGTCGGCCGGCTGGCGGTAGCCCAGGCGGGTGCCGTTCGGGTTGAGGACGGCGGCGTCGATGGACAGGGTGCCGGCCGGCAGCGGGTAGGTGTCCGTGTACAGCGTGTACTCGGAGGCGTCGGACACGTCGGACCCCGGGTTGGCCCCGGCGGTCAGGGTGAGGGTGGTGGCCGTCGGCCGGGCGGCCACCGGGTACGGGGTGTCCCCCAGGTACAGGGTCGAGTACCCGTCGGCCGCCCAGTCCGGGAACGTCCCGCCGGTGAGGGTGACGGTCCGGGTGGAGTGGGTGTAGGTGACGGTGCCGGTCGCGTACGGGGCGTTGGTGGTGGTCCGCCGGACCTCGCGGAGGAACGACCACGTCCGCCGGCCGGGCAGCTCCCGGTAGGCGGCCAGGACCGCCAGCCGGGCCGGCTCGGCGGCCGCCCGGTCGGTGGTCCCGCCCAGGTACAGCAGGGCGTGGTCGATCAGGTCCGCGTAGGTGGTGGCCATCAGTAGATGCCCCGCCGCTTTTTGATGACGGTGTGCCGGACCTCGCCGGCGTCCTGGGTCGGGTCGGCGGCCAGCTCCCGGGCCACCTCCCGCTGCACGATGTCCTCGGCCACCGGCACCTTTTTGTGCTCGAACTGGCGGCCCTTGACGGTCACCGCCCCCTCGCACTCCCAGCCCTTCTCCTCGCACCGCCTCTGGACGTCACCGCGGCCGCTCACCCAGGCGTGCGGGTCGCCCGGGAACTCGGCCAGGGCCGGCAGGTACACCTTGCCGGTGGTGTTCTGGCCGTGGGCCTCGGCCACCTTCCGGTAGATGTCCCCGACCCGCTCCTCGCCCTCGAACTGGTTGCCGTTGTGGTGCCCTTCGAGGAAGGTGGCGTCGGTCCTCCCGCGGGGCGGCTTGCCGGCGGCGAACATGTCCGCCAGCCGGGCCTTCCCGCGGGCCTCGAACCGCGCCCGCTCCTCGGCGGACAGGTCCTCCAGCTTGCGGCCGTTGACGATCACGGTGCTCACGCGGGCGGTCCTCCGGGGGGCGGCCCGCCGGCGGCCGGCGGCGGGGCCGGGGGCGTCAGGGCCGGTACGAGGTACGGCTCGGGGTCGATGTCCAGGGACTTCGCCCAGTCGGCGATCAGGGCGTTGACCGGGCCGGTGTTGCCGGTCTGGGCGGCCACCTGGAACAGAGGCTGGAACAGGAACTGGATCGCGTCCTTCATGTTGGCCGCGTCCCGCTCCCGGTTCGGCTTGCGGGTCGACCCGGCCTCGATCCGGTATTCGAGCTGGTTGACCAGCGCCCCCGGGTCGGCGGCGGTCACCGTCTGGTCCCAGGCGGCGGCCACGGCCGGGCCGAACACCGGGGCGATGTCCGCCCCGGTCAGGTGCCAGCGGGCGGCGAACGCCTCCAGCCGGGCGGCCTCGGACATGGCGTCCTCGACCTTGTTGGACATGTCGTCCGGGCGGACGTTCAGTTGCCCGTGCTTGATCTCCGCCTCGGCGGCGGAGCGGAGCTGCCGTCCGGACTCCCCGTACATCAGCTCGGTAAGCCCGGTCCGCTGCTCGAAGTTGTGGGTGATCTGGTCGGCCACCCGCAGGATGTCACCGTTCATCCCCGGGTGCTGGAGGAACTGGACGATCTTGGCGAACGCCTCGGCGTGCTCCCGCTCCAGCTCCAGGAGTGTCAGGTCCTTGCCCGACCGGATGGCCGCCTTGACCTCCTCGTCCATGTCCTTCGGCAGGACCAGGAAGTCGCGGCAGGTGGTCTTCACCTTGCCGGCGATGAACGAGTACAGCCAGTTCAGGAACTTCAGCTCGCCGAACCCGGGGGCCAGGTGGCTCATCGGCCACACGTCCCGGGGGACGTCGTGGAAGCTGATCTTGGCGAACGGCCAGGCGTCCACCGCCCAGTACGGGGTCGGCCACTGGAGGGCGGCGGCGACCGCGTCCGTCCCGCTCGCCCCGCCGGCGTCGGTCACCGCCGGCGGCAGGTTGAGCGGGAAGTTGGCCCCCTCGGTGACCACCAGGTGGCAGTAGTCGCCGAACTGGTCGAGCGGCCCCCGCATGTGCGGGGCGACCCCGCGGAGCCGACCGCCGGCCCCCATCTTGGAGTACACCTTCCAGTACACGATCAGGTCGTTCGTCGCCCCCTGCGCCCGGCGGTAGTCGCCGAGCGTGTCGGCGGCCGCGGCCGCCGCCTGGTTGTAGCTCTCCAGCGTCCCCCGGAGGGTGCCCGGCGGCAGGCCGTACTCCCGCTCCACCCACCACACCGGGTGGACGCACCGGCGGGCCACCCACTGGGCGTGCTGCAGGCTCTCCAGGTCCGGGTCGATGACCAGGTTGTCGACGCTGTCGTAGAAGCTGCCGACCAGGGTGAACGGGCTGCCGGCCGGGCGGTAGGGTTCCGCCCACAGCACCCCCATCCCCTTGATGAGCGCCTCGTCGATCGCCCACCGGGAGTGGGTCTTCAGGTCCAGGGTGGTCGGGGTCAGGTTGAGGTAGCTCTCCAGCAGGGCGGCCCGGGTCTCGTCGACCGCCCGCTGCTGCTGCTGGCCGGCCAGGAACTGCTGGTAGGCCATCGCCGCGGCCTGGTCGGCGGCCACCGGGCCGAAGGCGGACGGCGGGATCGCCGGCGGCTTCCGCGGGGTGACCTGCCGGGTCGGGTTCTTGTGGTACAGCACCGGGCCGAAGATCTGGACCAGCTCGGCCGTCTTGTTCAGGGTCATCTGGAAGGTGGCGGCCGGGGCGTTCTCGTCCGCGTCCCGCTTGCCGGTCCGGCCGCCGGCGTACAGCCAGTCGTACGGGCCGGTGAAGAACCGCATCCCCTCCTCGGCGTCCTTGCCGAAGCGGCGGGCCTTGTACGCCATCGCCGAGTGGATCTTTTCGAGCCACTGGGAGACGACCGGCAGCAGCGGGGAGTCGGCCACGGCCTACCTCACTTCCTCGGGAGCTTGGACACCGCGTCCGCCAGCTCGGCCAGCCGCTTCCGCAGCTCGGCCGCCTCCAGCGTCCGGGGGTGGTGGTCCCACGCCCCGCTGGTCACCCGCTCGTCCTCGCGGATGGTCTTGTCGCCGACGTACTTGACCGCGTCCCGGACCTGCAGGTTGTGCAGGTTCGGCTCCATGACGGCGACGGTGACCGCCGTCCCGTTGCCGAGCTGGGTGACGAACCCGGGGTACGCCGGGCCGGACTTGTCGCCGGCCTCGTACCACAGGACCGGGTCGCCGAGGTGGACGTCAGGATGCACGGGTCGCCTCCTCCCCGAGCCGGGCGGCGGCCCACGGCCCCCAGGCCGGCTCGGTGGTGTCAAGGTCCAGGTCGCCGGGGTCGCACATCGCGGCCCCGATCACGTGGCGGACGGCCGCCTCGAACCCCACCCGGGCGGCCGGCGGCAGGGCGTCCCACTCCGGGTCGTCCAGGCCGGCCCCGCGGGCGAACGCGGCCCACGCCTCGCGGACGAGGTCGGCGACCGGCACGTCCCCGTCCGAGTCGGCGTTCTGCAGGACGACCGACTCGGCCCACCGGCCGACCGCGTCCCACCCGGGCAGCATGGCCTCCGCCTCGTCGGCGGTGGTGGCCGGGCGGGCGTGGCCGAAGGCGGCCGCGGCGGTGGCGGCCAACTGGTCGGCGGTCAGCTCGCTCGGGACGGTAGTGCCGGTCATGCCTCACTCCGGTCGGGGCCGAGCCGGACGACGTCGCCGGCGGCCTGTTTCCGCTTCCTATTGGCCAGGAACTTGGCGTACACGCCGGTCGGCCGGCGGTCCCCCTCGGTCGGCCGGTGGTACCGCGGGCGGTACCCGGCCAGGTATCGCAGGCACGCCATAGCATGGACGTTGCCCCGGGTCTCCGGCTGGTCGGTGACGACCCGCCCCTGCCGCTTGTACCGGTACCGTTTGATCTCGTCCCGGAAGTTGGGGCAGGTGCCGGCCCGGACGACCAGCCGCGGGCAGTCGCCCGACTCGCCGGTCCGCAGGTAGTCCCGGCACAGCTCGATCCCGCCGGCCACGTCGTCCGTCCCGTGGGCGAACCCGGATCCGGTCCGCCGGCTCCGCACACGGTGGCGGGCCAGGGCGCGGGCGTACTGTGACTCGACCGTCAGCCCGCTGCCCATCTCCGTCTGCCGGCCCATGTGCCCGTCGATCAGGAACGCCTCGAACGCCTGCCCCTGGGCCTTCTGGCCCATCCGCTGGCCGAACAGGGCGGCCGAGCAGTGGGGGATGTACAGCTCGTCGTACAGGACCGCCTCGAACGGCTGCTCGCCGGGCGGGGGGACGGCCAGGAACAGGACGCAGCAGATCTGCCGGCCGGGGTCGACGGCCGCGTACCGGGTCCAGTGGGTGGGCACCTCCGGCACGCCCCGGACGTGGGCCTGCGGGCGGAAGTCGGGGAACACCTTCCAGGCGGCGGCGGCGAACTCCCCGCCGATCCGGACCGCCTTCTGGTCGTCGTCCAGCAGGTCCTCCACCTGCCGCTTGGCCTCCTCGTCGATGTGCGGGTTCTCGTCCAGCAGGGCGATGAACTCCTCGACCGCCGGGGCCGGCTTGCCCCGCTCCCGGTCGGCCTTCTCGCTCAGGGCCAGGAGCTGGTCGTTGCCGGCCTGCGGGGTGGCGCTCCAGACGAAGTGGCCGTTGCGGTCGATGAGCCGCATGACCATCTCCGGGTACCACTCCTCGTCTTCCAGTTCCTCGTCGAACCAGACGTAGTCCAGGTCCATCCCCTGGGGCGGCTTGGCCTTGGACGAGAAGAACGTCACCTCCCACCCGGAGGCCAGCCGGATCATCCGCGGGATGCCCTTCGCCCGGTCCTCCCAGGCGATGTCCGCGACGAACCGCCGGGGGATGAGCGGCGGGGCCGGCTTGGACTCCTTCTTCCGGGCCTTGTCGGCGGGATCCCACGGCCGGTACGCCCGCCACTGGCCGTTGAACTGGTCCCGGACCATGCGGAACGCGCCGGCCCGGAACAGCTTCCGCCAGAACACCTGCGACACGTGCAGCAGGTCGAGGCCGACGACGTACGCCCGGCCGTCCTTCAGCGGGTACTTCTTGTACGGGTCGCGGCCGGTGACCGCGCGGGCCAGCTCGACCGCGGCGGCGACCGTCTTGCCCGACCGGTTCGACCCGCGGATGACCCGCTGGCGGCAGGCGGACCGGTGGAACGCCTCCTGGTGCGGGAGCGGCTCGTACAGGGCCAGGGCTTCCATCCGCCGGGCGGCCAGCTCCCGGGCGGCGGCCTTCAGCCGCTCCCGCAGCCGGTCCCGGCCGAGCAGCTCGATATCCGCGTCGGCCGAGGCGATGACCGCGTCCAGCGAGGCGCCGGCGGCGGCCGCCTTCTTGGCGACCTCCTCGGCGTAGGCTTCCGGAGAGGCGAACCCCTCGATCAGCCAGTCCTCGTCATACTTGGACTTCGCCACCGGCCTTCCCCTCCCCGAGTTCGGTCACCGCGTACTGGATGAACGCCACCAGCTCGTCGTCCGACAGGGCCGACTCGTCGTCCGGCTTGGCGTCCCGGTTGACGGTCTTCAGGGTCTTAATCACGAACTCCCAGATCTTCGCCTTGACCGACGGCGGGCACCGGTCGTTGTGCAGCTCCTCCCACATGGCTCGGGCCAGCCGCTTCGGGCCGCCGGCCAGCCGGACCATCTCCTCGGCGAACTCCAGCTGGGTAGGGATGGCGTCCGGGCGGGCGAGCGCCCGCCGCACCTTCGCCTGGGTCTCGCTCGCCCGGGGCACCCCTCACCCTCACGCGGCCAGCAGGTTGCCGACGTGGTTCTCGACCTCGTCGAACGCCTGGATGGTGTCCACGTCGAACGCCGGCTGGGCCAGCGGCTTGAACTCCACGCCCGGCTCCGGGAACAGCCGGTCCCAGGCGGCGTCCAGCAGCGCCTCGCCGAGCCGGTCGAACACCAGCAGCAGCACCCGCCGGGCGATCGGGTTGGGCATCTTCGAGATGCTCTCCCGGATCAGCCGCAGGATCGGCGCCTTCAGGGCCGGCGGGGCGACGGCCAGGTTGATCGGGTTGCCGGCGAACGCCAGGTCGATCAGGGCGCCGACCAGCAGCACCACCTTGGCCGGCAGCCAGGCGGCGGCCACGATCAGGATGGCCTCTTTGATCTTGTCCAGGGTCACGGTCGTCTCCGGAGGTCGGGGCATGGGGCGGAGGCCGCCCACCGGGCGGCCGTCCGGGTCAACGTCAGCGGGGCGGGCAGGACCCGCCCGAGCAGGTCTGGCCGCGGAGGATCACCGGGGCGGACGTCAGGTAGGTGACCGGGGCGGCGGCCGGGGCCGTCGCCGCGGTCGTCTCGGCGGTCACCGACTCGTGAACCCAGCCGTACCCGACGCCGGGCAGGAACCTCCACGAGAAGCCCGCCGCCGCCGCCGGGGCCGTCGTGGCGGGCGCGGCGGCACCCGGACACGGACAGGCCGCCGGCGGGGCGGCGAGAGCGGGGGCGGCGGCGACCGCCGGCATCGGGTCCGGCACCTTCGCCAGCCGCTTCAGGATCGCCACCTCGGCCTTCAGGGCGTCGAACTCGGCCCGGGTCACCGGCGGCGGGTCGGGCACCACCGGCGGCGGGTCAGCGGCCCGCAGGCCGAGCGGGAGCAGGAGCATGGCGATGGCGACGATCACGAACAGCGCCTTCCAGTGGGTCTTCATCTCGGACTCCGTGGGCCTGGGCGAACCGGTGGGTCGTCACCCGCCGAGCGGCGGCGGGTCGGCGGTCAGGTTCAGGGACAGCAGCAGCGGCGACGCCCACCCCGGCCCGGTCCGCCGGTCGCGGCCGGGGGTGTGGGTGTCGGCCGAGTCGGACAGGAGCAGCGCCCGCAGGTCGGCGACGGCCGGGATCGGCCGGCCGAGCTTCTTCAGGGCGGACCGGTACAGGGTGAACACGCCGGCCACGAACGGGGTGGCCATGCTGGTGCCGGACATCTGCCGGAACCCGCCGCCAGGCCGGGTCGACCAGATGCCGACCCCGGGGCCGGCGGTGTCGATCTTCGCCCCCGAGTTGCTGAACGAGGCCGGGGTCAGGTCCGGGTTGAGGGCGGCGACCGACAGGCAGTGCGGGCTGCGGCCCGGCCAGTCCACGTCCGGGGTGCCCGCCCCGCTGTTGCCGGCGGCGGCGAAGATCCACACCCCCCGCTCGGCCAGCTCCCGCATCTTGCGGGTGATGGTCGGGTCCTCCTCCGGGCTGCCGAGGCTGGCCGACAGGACCTCCGCCCCCTGGTCGACGCACCACTGCATGGCGTCGGCGATCCAGTCGCCCCGGCCGCTCCCCTGGTCGGACAGGCACTTGCCGTGGACCAGCTTGCACCCCGGGGCGACCCCGATCCGCGGGTCCTGTGCCCCGACCGTGCCGGTGGTGTGGGTGCCGTGCTCGTTCAGGTCCTGGTCCCCGTACGGGCTGCCGGTGAAGTCCCGGGCGGCCACGCAGTTGGCCAGCAGCGGGTGGCCGCGGTCCACCCCGGTGTCGACGATGCCGGCGGTCACCCCGGCCCCGTCGGCGACCGACCGGAGGCGGTCGACGGCCATCGCCGCCACGCCCCAGTTGACCTCGCCGGCCAGGGGCAGGAAGTCGGCCGCCGGGCCGACCAGCAGGTCCGGCGGGATGCGGAACAGGCCGTCGTCTCGCTGGCTCACTGGCCCACCCCTTCCGGGAGCTTGAGGATGTCGGCGGCCGTCGCCGGGAGCGGCACCGGGCCGCGGGCGACCGTGCTGCTGGTGGCGGTCGTCCGCAGGGTGACGACGCACGGCAGGGCGGCCCCGTCCGCCTTGAACCACGGGGCGGCCTCGGCCGCCGTCTTGTCCTTCACCAGGTGCCCCTTCTTCCGCAGCTCGTCCCAGGCCGGGTCGGACATGGCCTTCACGAACCCCGGGGCGGCCGGGCCGTCCGGGCGGACGACCAGGAAGTACAGGGCGGTCGGCCGGGCCGGCGGGTCGGCCGGGTCTTTGGGCGGGTCCTTCGGCGGGTCGGGGGTGCCGACGACGACCGTGATGGCGGCCGGCAGGGACGGCTCGTCCCCGACCGCGGTGAACGCCAGCACCCGGTACCGGCCGGCCTTCTCGGCGAAGGCGACGAACGCCTTGCCGTCGACCAGCGGGAGCGGGAACGGGTCGAGGCCGGGGTCGAGCGGGACGAACCGGACCACCTTGCCCGGCGTGTCCGCCCGGACGGTCACCCACCGGGATCCCGGCTTGGTCTCGTCCACCAGCTTCAGCGGCGGCGGGTCGCCCGCCCCCGCGGCCGGGAGCGACGCAACAGCCAGGCACAGTGCCGCGAGGCGAAATCGGCTCACCACTTCCTCCGCTTCTTGGGTTGCGGCTCGTCCGGCTCCGGGTCCGGGTCGGCCGGCACCAGGGGGACCGGGACCTCGCCGTGGGTGCAGGTCGCGTGTGCCCAGATCACCCGCTTGCAGACCGGGCAGTTCACGACGATCGAGTTCGGGTCGGTCACCATGAGCATCAGCCGCCCCTCCGGCTCTTGACCGCGGCCTCCAGCGCCTGCAGCCGGTGGTCGGTGTCGGTGGTCGACCGCTTGTGCTCGGCGGCCAGCTCGGTCAGCCCGGTCTTCACCTCGTGCAGGGTGTTGGTCGCCTTCTCGATCGAGGCGGTGAACTGGGCGTTGACCACCGCCCGCTCCTCCCGGTGGTCGGAGATCACCTGGTCCATCTGCGCCCGGTGGCCGGTCACCAGCTCGACCACCTGCTTGCGGCCCTCTGCGGCCAGCTCGTCGAACTTCCTGGCGACGAACGGCAGCCCCCAGTAGCAGGCGGCGAGGATGAGCAGGATGAGGACGCCGAACGCCCCGTTCTGCCGGACGAACTCGCTCAACTCGGTCATGGTCAACGCTCCGTCCTCCGGGTCAGCGGGCGGTGGTCCACTGGGCCGGGCTGTTGGCCAGCCGGGCGGCGGCGGCCGTGTTGTCCGCCGGGCGGTCCAGGCGGACCGTCCCGTCCGCCCGCACCTCCAGCACCTGGTACCGCCCGGGGCCGCCCGGCCGGTACACCCAGTCCCCCTCCAGCAGGTCGGTCAGGCCGGCGGTGACGGTGGCCGTCGCCTTGCCGGCGGTCATCGCCGCGGTCAGGGCCAGCGGGCGGTCGGTACCCGGCCGGGTGCAGCGGTGGGTGCGGTCGGCCCCGACCACCACGTCCCCGCGGGCGTACGTCCCGGGCGGCGGGCCGGCCCCGGGCGCCCACTCGTGGCAGGCGACCGGCCCGTAGTGCCGGCGGAGCGGGGCCGGGCGGCCGTACGAGGCCGAGGCGGCGTACACCAGCACCCACGGCCGGGCCGGCACCCCGTACCGCCGGCCGGCCCCGCTGAAGTGCTCGCCGACGGACAGCAGGCGGGCGGCGGTCCCCTCGGCCGACCAGTCGAGCGGGGCCGGGGCGAACCCGTCCGGCACGCTGCGGAACACGTCCTTGCCGGCGACCGCCAGCCGCACCCACAGGCCGTCGTCGTCCCCGCCCTGGCGGACGTGGTGCGGGCTGCTGGCGAGCACCCGCTGGAACACCCGCCGGCCGTCCGGCTGCCGGTGGGTGGGCAGGGCCATGACCTCGGGCGGCCACGTGCCGCGGACGGCGAGGCAGGCGCCGTGGGTCGGGTGCCGGTGCGGGTACGCCTCGGCGGCCGCCATCTTGGTCAGGGCCGGCGAGTCGGCCCCGGTGCCGCCCGGGTACTCGTACAGGACGTCCGCCGCCGGCTCCCGCCGCCCGAGCTGGGCCGGCGACTCGTACTGCGACCCCGACTCGGCCGGCCCGTCCTGCTGCCACAGGTTCGGCACGTCCCGCTCGACCAGGTCGACCAGCCCCCGCCGGTCCACCAGCCCGCCGGAATGCGGCCACAGCGAGTACAGGGTGAAGGCGTCGATGCCCGACCGGTTGACCGCCAGCCCGACCCCGCCGCTGGCCACCACCCGGACGGACCGCGGCTGGTGCGCCCCGGCCGCCCCGGGGAACGGGTTGCGGACCACCCACTGGTACTGGCCCTTCGGCCGCTCGCCCCAGTGCTCGAACCAGCAGTGCTCGACCGTCGTCACCTGCGGACCGGGGTTGTCGATCAGGAGGCCGGTCGCCCCGTCGTGCGGGTCGGCGTCGGCCCCCGGGGCGTACCCCCAGGCGCCTTCGATGATGGTGTTCCGCACCACCAGGTTGCGGTGGCCGGCGAGCCAGATGTCCGGGGCGTACCGGTTGTTGGCCGCCACCATCGTCCGGCACTGGTCGATGACGAGGTCGCTGGTCGCGTGCGGCTCCTCCCGGCCCGGCCGCCAGCGGAGCAGGGGGCCGAACTTGCTGGCCACCCGGGTGATCCGCGGCAGGACCGAGTACCCGGTGACGAGGTCGATCCCGTACCCCGGCTTGTCGGCCGACACGGGGGACGACCAGATCATCAGGTCGGACAGCAGCAGGTGCTCGAACCGCGGGTCGGCGGTCGCGTTGTCGGTGGTCAGCACCGGGGCACCGGTCGAGCCGGCCAGGGTGCCGTTGCGGATCGTGGCCGACTGGTTGTACCAGCCGTTCGGGGCGCCCGGGGCGAACGCGAACAGCGGCTCCCCGGGGGCCGTCTGGGCGAGGGTGGCGTGCCCGCCGAGGTCGAGGGTGATGGTCCGGTCGTCCGGCCACCGCACCGCCCCGGCGAACTGGTACACGCCCGGCCCGAGGGTGACGGTCAGCGGCGTTTTGTCGGCGTCGAACAGCCGCTGCAGGGCGGCCGTGTTGTCCGCCGGCTTGGCCGCCGGGTCGAGCACCGGGTCGCCGGCCGGGCGGACCAGGAGCGCGACCGCGGCGGCGGCCAGGAGGATCGGGAGCAGCAGCCGGCCGGGCATCGGGCCTCTCAGTAGTGGGCGAACCGGTAGCGGAGCCAGCGGAGGGCGGTCGCCACCTCGCCGTCGGTCAGCGCCCGGCCCCAGACGAGCAGGTAGGCCAGGTCGCAGGCGGCCGGGTAGTTGCCGCTCCCCTGCGTCCCGAACGTCACCCCGCCCGGGTTGCCGCCCCCCGGCGAGCCGTCCGCCCGGTCGCCGTCGTTCACCCAGAGGGACGAGTTGAACGCCCCGTCGTACCGCTCGGCCGACGTGTACCAGGTGTCGTTCGACAGGCCGGAGACGGACGGGCCGCCGGACCCGGCGTACATCCGCAGGGTGTTCGCCGAGACGAAGTTCAGGTAGGCGGTGTCCTGGGTGCTCCCGTCCGCCATGACGTGGTTGTTGTCCTGGGCGCTGCGGTGCCGCCAGACCATCACCCGGGTGTACGGCTGGGCCAGGGTGAACGCCGCCTTCAGCCGGTCGTTCGTCCCGTCGAACTGCACGACCGGTTGGCCGTTCAGCCCGGCCGCGACGAACGTCGGCCGGTTGGCGTCGGCGGCCGGGGCGGCGAAGGCGGCCTCCCCGACCAGCGGGACGATCCGGCCGAGCGGCTGGCCGTCTGCCGCCGGGGTGGTGTTCGCCCCCCGCTCCTGGTACCCGCCGGACGCCGGGTCGACCCGGTAGACGAGGCCGGACACCGTTGCCGGGTCGGGCGGCGGCGCCCCTCCGTACAGGACGGCGGCGGCCATCGGGGTGTGCAGCAGGAAGGCCACGCGCGGTCTCCTTACGCCCGGATCAGCCCGAGCCGCACCCGCAGGGAGTCGCCCGGGTCGTACGACCCGCCGTCGGGGGCCACGACCACCAGCCACAGGTCGCCCGGCCCCTGCCCGGCCGTGTCCGGGGCCTGGTCGGCGTTCACCGCCAGGGAGGCGTCGATCTGGGCGGCCATGTAGCTGCCGACCGCGACGTAGTCGGTGTCGGCCACGTCCACCCAGCCGAGCAGCCGCTTCATCTCGGCCGCCGTCGGGGCGAAGGCGGCGTCGTTGGTGGCCGCCGGCGGCCGGTCGAACAGGTACAGCCGCAGCGGAAGGCCGTTCGGGTCGGTGTCGATCACCAGCACCGACTTGACCACCGCCCCGCCCTCGGCCACCGCCCCCTGCAGGCGGACGGCCCCGCCGACGCAGTCGCCGGCGTTGTAGGTGGTGACCGTGTTCGGCACGTCGGCCGTGCAGACCTTCACGTCCTGGCTCATCAGGCGGCACCCCCGGTGGCGGCCGGCGGCAGGGAGGCCGGCCGCGTGCGGTCGACGAGCCGCTCCCCGCGGCCGGGCTGGCGGTTGACGATGGCCGTGCGGATGCACTCGGCCACGAAGTCCGGGGTGACCGGGAACGGCTTGCCGACGGTCTTGGTCTTGTTGTGCCCGGCCCACGAGTCCCAGGCGCAGTACTGCCGGACGCCGGCGAACGACAGGTCGCGGGTGAACACCACGTCCTCGGTCGAGGACTTCTCGGTCTCGTCGGCGTCGGCGTACTCGTAGTAGAAGAACGGCCGCGGCTTGCCGGGCTTGCCCTTCATGGCCGCCCGGCGGGCGTCCCGGACCAGGTCGTAGCACCGCATGTCGATCAGGATGAGGCCGGTCGGCAGGGCCGCCACCTCCTGGACGCCGCCCAGGGCGGCCGCCTCCTCCCGGGCGTACTGGGCCAGCTCGACGTCCTTGTTCGGGTGGTCGGACTGCTTGGCCCGCCAGGTGAACACGTACACGTTCTCGTGCGGCGGCGGGCCGCAGTACGGGGCGCCGATGATGGCCGGGCCGGGGTGGTCGAGCAGGAACGGGATGGCCACGTCGAGGAACGGGACCGCGGTCGGCAGGGCGCCGAGGTACAGGTCCGGGGTCATGTCCGAGTCGACCATGAGGAGGAAGTCGTACCCCCCCTCCTTGGCGACCTTGAGCGCCCGGTTGCGGCCCATCGTGATCGGGGTGTCGTTCAGCTTCCACCGGCCGTACCGCCCGACCTGCGGGTGGGTGCGGAGCAGGTGCTCCGCGTCCATCAGCCAGTCGACACAGTCGGTGTGCTCGGTCCCGCCGCCGGGAAACCGAGCCAGCATCACGTCCGCTTTCATCCGATCCTCCGCCGAGGGGGTGAAAGGGTTGGGAAGGGTAAAAGAACCGCCGTCAGTCGCCGGCTACCGGCGTCGCCGCACGTCGACCAGGATGTCCGCGTTGGTGTTGCCCGTGGTCCGGGCGGTCAGGGCCTGGCCGAGGTAGTTCTGCAGGTAGTTCTTCAGGCTGGTGAACTGGCCGGCGGTGGTCGCCGCCACCACGGTGAACCCGGCCACCCGGCCGGCCGCCGAGGTGGTGCCGGCGGCGGTCGTGCCGGCCGACGCGGTCGCCGAGTGGATCTTGTCGCCGGCCGCGATGTCCCCGTTGAACGCCCCGCCGGTGTACGCCGTCTGGCACATGGCCGGGCCTTCGACGACGACCCAGCACAGGTCGCCGTGCCGGACCCCGCCGGACGGGACGAACTCGTCCACCGGGAAGGCGTCCGAGCTGTCCACGGTGGCCAGCCCGGTCAGCCGGGTGCCGGCCTCGTTCAGGTTGCACAGCTGCTTGGCGTACAGGGTGATCCCGGAGTAGTTCCGGACCAGCCGGCAGACCACCTTCCGGCCGCTGCGGGCGGGCGTCACCCCGGACCCGCTGGTGGACCCGTAGTCCAGGTCCTCGAACGTCTTCTCCATCCCTTCGAGGGACACGCCGAGCAAGTCGCTGGTGTTGATCGTCCGGTCCGGGCCGTAGAACGTCTGGCCCCGGTCGAACATCTGGTCGTTGTCGCGGGACATGGCCCGAACCTCCCCGTGAGTGTGCGAGAGCGCCGCCGGTGGACCGCAGGGCGGCCGGCCCGCGGGCGGCCGGCCGGGTCAGGTCAGCTGGTCTTCTTGAACTTGGTGAAGTACCGCGGGTTGCACTTCAGGTTGCCCATGAAGTCGATCGAGAACCGGTGGCTCTTGGTGGCGATCTCGAAGTCCGGCCCCTCCGGGACGAACAGCCGGTCCTGCAGGGAGCACAGCTCCATCTGGTCGATCGCCAGCCCGTACCCGCCCAGCCGGGGCACCCCGTACTCCCGGGTGACCTCCATCCCGTCGAACTCGATGACGTCGGTGAACCCGAGGCTGACCAGGCCGACCTTGTCGCCCCGGCGAATGGTGATCTGCTGCTTGCCGTCCTGGGCGTTGGCGAACTGGCGGAACAGGTCCGGGTCCAGGAGGACCAGGTCCATCATCTTCTTCTTCGAGGCGTTCCGCCCCTGGTGGGTGATGGCGTACCGCAGGACGGTCGAGCAGTTGGCCGCCCACGTGTTGGTCGCCCCGGCCCACGCGGCGTTCGTGTAGTCGAGGATCAGCGGGGACCAGAAGTCGTACGAGGCGTCGCCCGACCCGCTCGGCCAGTCGGTGGTCGGGGCGGCGGCCAGGGCGGACCACGACCCGCCGTAGTACCCGAGGCCGGTGTTCAGCCCGGCGTACGTGTCGGACGGGGCGTCCACCCCGGCGGCGGCCGTCCCGGACACGCCGAAGAACGACTCGATCCCGTGCAGCCGCTTCAGGTTGCCGGCCGCGTTCCCGTCGATGTAGAACTCGCCGGCGAAGTTCTCGCTGATGTCCTCCATCAGCAGCCGGGCGGTGTTGTCGAAGATCTTGATGATCGCCGCCGCGCCCTTGTTCTGCAGCTTCTCCATCTTGGACACGCTGTCGGTGGCCGAGTACCCCCGCCACCCGAGGACGGCCGTCTTGTGCCGCTCCTTCCGGGCGAACGACAGGGTGTCCCCGTCGGCGTACCCGGTCATCGGCGCCCGCTTGTAGCGGACCTTCCAGTTCATCTCGTCACCTTCGTGGTTGAAGGTGAGGCGGCCCCGGCTCTGCAGGAGGGCCAGCAGCTTCCGCTCGCGGAGGACGTTCACCTCCTCCTGGCGGATGTAGTCGGCGATCGTCGTGTTTACGACGCGGGTCCAGTTCTCGGACATCCCCCGTCCCCCCTGTGTGACGGCCGGTGTCGGCCGGTCCCCTACGTCCCGCCGGTCAGGCCGCGGCGTTGGCCAGCGACTGGTCGGTGATCCCGTTCGCGTGGAAGGCGGCCTTCAGCCGCTCGGCGAGCGACGGCTGGTGGCCGTTCGCCCCGGCCGGCGGGGCGGCGGCGACCGCGGCCGCGTGGCCCGGCGGCGTCCGCCCGGCCTGCGCCTGGGCCAGGAACTGCTGCTTCTGCTGCTGCCCGCCGGCGACCGCCCCGGACTGCTGGCGGGCGGCCCGGAGGGCGGCCAGCTCGACCCGCTCGACGGCCAGCTGGTGCAGTGTCTCCGGGTCGGTCACCCCGAGCCGCTGGCCGATGTCGGCCACCGCCTGCTGGTACAGCCGGCCGTGCTCGGACAGGCCGTTCGCCTGGCTGCCGCCGTTGAACAGCCAGTTGGCGTTCTTCTCGACGATCTGGGCGGCCGACTGCTTGGCCTGGAACCCGCCCAGGTGCTGGTCGACGATCCGCTGGGCGACCTGGGCGGCGACCGCCTCGATCGGCCCCTGGAGGTACTTGGCCGGGTCGGTGGCCAGCCCCATCTGGAAGTCGACCAGGGCGTTCGAGAACCGGTGGTACTGGGAGACGGCGTCAGGCGGGGCGCCCGGGAGGGCTTCGAGTTCGCCGGTCTGCGGGTTCTTGCGGACCATCTGCAGGAGGCCGCGGTCGAACTGGGGCAGGCCCCAGTCCCACACCTTCTTGGCCGCCTGCTGGGCGGACGACTGCTCGGCCTCGAGCGACTTCCGGCGGGCGTCGGCCGCGGCCTGCTGCCGCTCGGCGTACACCGCCTGCAGCATCTGGGCCTGCTGCTGGAGCTGCTGCTCGTACCGGTCGAGCCGGGCCTGGTACTCCGGCGGGACGGCCGGGGCCGCGGCGGCGGCTTCGGTCGGGGTGGCGGCGGCCTGCGGCTGGCCGCCCCCGTCGGTGAGGCCCGCGGTGTTCCCGGCCGCGGGGACTTGGGACGGCACCGCCGTCTGGGTGTCAACGGACGGGGCGGGGTTGCCCCCGCTGGTTGGATCGCCGCCGGAGATGGTCGTCTGGTCGTCCACTGTGCCCCCTCGTGAGACGCGCCGCCGCGGGTGTCACGCCGGTCTGATGAGGGCATCATGGGGACTTGGGACACAAAGACGCGAGTGTACTAGAACGCGAGGCGTTTCCGGTCGTACCGGCAGTGACGGCAATATCGGCGAGACCGGATTTACCGGACCGGCTGTATGGGACACTGTGCGTTTTGTGTCGGATGCGCCGGCCTGTGTCAGGCTGTGTCAGGCTGTGTCAGGTGTGTCTGGCTGGAGCCGTGGGCCGGTTGTGCGGACGATGGGGGTGTTCCGGTGACACGCCCTGTTGCGAGGCGCTGGCTGGACGGCGAGCCGAGGCGAAGATCCAGCGAACCCCAAAAGCCCAGGGGGACAGAAGTGAGCGGGCTGCCTGAGACTCCCCGGGGGTGACGACGTACGACCGGGGGATAAAGACGAGGTTTCCTAGCTCAGGCGCGGGCGGGTGAAAGTCGGGGGCCTGTAACCTAATTTACCCCGACCGGTGAGCTGACGACCGACCGACGGGCGGACCAGTTCAACGACCCCACGTCGTTCCCCGACAGAGCCGGAACACTCTGACGGGGACTTGACGTGGGGTCGGTGCGCCCACTCCCTCCCTCGGAGCGGGTTGCCGGTGACCCCTCAGCCTCCCGCCCGCCGCCCCCGCCCGCCGCTGTAAGTCCGGGCCGTCCCACCCCAGCCCCTGTCGCTCCCGGCCCCGATCGCATCCCCGAAACGACCCCTCCGCCCGCCTTCCGACAGCCCCCGCGTGACCCTCTTGTCGCGGTGAGAGCGAAGTCGAAATGGGGTTAAATTCCCGGAGGGGAAGGTGAATCACGGTGGTGCGGCGTCGGGGGGCCGCTACCCCGGTCGGTCAGACCCCTCCAGGACGCCGGTGATCGGTCTCCCGAACCGACGCACGCATAACCGCTACCACCGTCACAGTCGATACTTGCGACACCTGGATACCGACCGCTTGCAACGAGAGTCAGGGTATATCGGTGCGTCGGTCTGGTCAGAATGCGGGTTACAACGGTTGTAACGAGCTTGCCGGATGCAGCATCGCTGACGCCTCCTGTCGCCAACCCCGCACCCTCACTACCCCCTCTCCGCTCCCTCTGGTCGGCATCTTCGCACCCTCTCTACCCCCGCTGGGCAGCGACAGACGGCCGGAGCCGGGAGCCGGCCGGGCTGATAGCCTCTCGCTCCGGTCGGCTCCCTCTGGGCAGCGACTGGCACCGGTGCCGGTCGGCTCGTCTCCCCTCCGCCGTCCGCCTGGACACTTACCCGCCGGAGACACCCGGCCGGCTCCCGCCCCGGGCCGATCGGTCCGCCGGACAGAACCCGCCCCGCATTCTGTCCGCTGGTGTCCGCCCGTCCGCTGATCGCCCCGCCCCGGTCGGCTGATCGCCCCGCGTGCCATGTGGCACCCTGTTCACCTGAACAACCGCCCACCGACCGCCCCGCCGGCGCTAACCCCCGGCAACAGGGTTAGCGCTAACCCCGTTCGCGTTCGCTTACACTTCGCCGGGTATCGGGACACAAACCCGCACGCACGAGGAACGTCAAAACGCTACGTTTCTCGAGCTTTCGCTCATCTCCGCCCACTTCGGGTTGATCTCCGGCACGGTCGATGCTAGGACACAAAGCGTTCCGACCCACACAACCGGCCCGACCGGTTCAACCGCCAGAGGTTCACCCCATGTCCGCCGTGCAAACTCTCACTGTGTCCGCTGACGGTTCCCGTCGCGTCTCCCTCCCCGGCACGTTCGGCCCGGCGACAGCTACCGTCGGCCGGTCCGGTGAGCTGATCTCTCTCTCCGACTGGTTCACGCTCGACCAGCTCGTCAGCGACGGCCACCTCACCCGCGACGTGTGGGCGGGAGAGGCGGGAGACGGCCTCTGCGGACGCGACGTCTACCGCCTCGCCCGCTGACGAGTCCGCCGGCGGGCGGACGAAACGGCCACCGGCCGTCCGGGACGCAAGCCACACAAGCCCAGAGGCTCACACCATGACGATCGAACCGCGAGACCGGACCGACCGCACGACCGCGACCGGTGCCCAGCTTGACCACTTCGGCCGCGACACTGTGAAGGCGGTCGCGGAGATCGTCTGGCAAGCCGTTTTCGCGTACCTGGACGCGCAGCCCGAATGGACCGGTGCGACGGCCGGAGAGACCGCCGGGCGGGCTGAAGCCGCGGCCCGGGCCGTCATGGTGGACGCCATGCGGCTGGACGGCGGGCCGCGGGAGCTGCTCGCGGTCGCCCGGCGGTTCGACCGGCAGGACACGACCGGCCGCGCCCCGTTCTCCGGCATCGTTGACGAGCTGCTCGCGGCCAACGTGGACGCGCTCCCGACCGACTGACCGGCCCGACACCCGCACACCACACACGCCAGAGGTCCACCCATGAAACCCCGGACACGCTACCTGATGAACTCCCTCCGCAGGGCGCGAGAGACCTACCTAGCCCAGCACGGCGCCGACCCGGCCGGCCGCGCCAAACGCGCCGCGCACCTCCGCGCTTGCCGCGCCATCCGCGGCGGCCGCGAGTCGCTCCGGCAAACGTACCTGTACGGGTTCCGCCGCTAACCCACTGACGAGACCCGGGGCGCCGGGTCGAAACGGGCGCCGCCCGTCTGGGACGCAATCACTGGGAGGGTCGACCATGCCGACCGTGTCCGCCTCCGACCCGGCCATCGTTGCCGCCGTCATCCGCCGCCAGGGCGACGACTTGGTAGCCGCCCTCCGCGCCGGCCGCCCGACCGCCGAGCTGACCGCCGCCGCTGACCGCATGGCGGCCGACACCCGGGCCGCGCTGCTGGCCCTGACCCGGGCGGAGCTGTCCGCCGTCTTCGCCGCGGCCGGGTACGTCGGCCGCGGGCTGGGCAAAGCCGAGATGGCCGGCCGCCTGGTAGCCGGGCCGGGCGAGCGACTCGGCGCCGTCCTCCGCGCCCGGCTCTAACCGCCCCCGCTGACGAGCGCCGGCTTGCGACCGGCCGAAACGTGCCGCCTGGCACGTCCGGGGAAGCTCCGCGCCTGACTCCAGAGGGTTAACCGTGTCCTACATGCAAGCCGAGATCAGCGGCCCGGAAACGTGGCTACAAATCGACGGGTCGAACGGCACGACAAACGTGCCGACCGATGTCGTCGGCCTACCCGACTGTCCGCCAGCGGTCGGGGAATGGCCGGTCGGGGAGGAGATCTCCGAAGACTGGATTACCGGCCGCCTGGAGCACACATACCCGCGGACCGCCGGCGTCCGGGCGGAGCGCGTGTGGGCGGAGATCGTCTCCGCGGTCGGCGACTACTACGACGGGCCGAAGGACGGCATCCAGTCCGTACAGCTGGTGACCGGCTGGGGCGTGCGGTCTCAGGCGCCCGGCTACATGGATGTGACGGAATGGACCGTCTACACGAGCGAAGACGAAGCGCGGGAAGCCTACCAAGCGGAACGGGAGGAGTGCGGCGAGACCGACGACGAAGACGACGACAACGGTGACGAGACCGACGAGCCGGCCGCCGAGTTCGCCCCGGGAACTCACGCGCTCACCACCTCCCCCGATGAACTCGCCCTCTGCGAACAGGTGAAGGAAGACGGGCCGCGGTCGGTCGCGCTCGCCGCGCTGGCCGACTGGCGGACCGAACGCGACCTGGAACCGCCCGGTTCGGCCGTCGAGTTCTTCGCGTGGATGTGCGGCGTAGGTGAACCCGGGTCGGATGATCGTCTCGCCCACGCGTGCGACCTAGCCGAGTCGGAGCGCTGGGGCAAGCGGCTTGTCGCGGGTGGGGATTTGCTGGTCGGGTGGGAGCCTGACCCGGACGCGGACGCGGAGGCGACCGACGACGGATACGACTACGGGCCGCACGAGTCGTGTATTGTCTACCGGCGGAATCCCCAGTTTGACGAGCTGACGGAAGGTGATTGCGGCTTTCGCGTCTACCCGAACGCGCCCGAATGGGTGGCGTGTGCGTCGCTCCACGGCATCGACCGGCCAGACGACAACTACCGGCGGTTGGTGGTGGCCGAACTGTTCGGCGAGCTGCGGGCGGATCTCCGCGCCAACCCGCCCGCCCGCGAGTTAATCGCCCTCATTCCCGCTGACGAGTCGCTTTGACACGCGACGAAACCGCCGTCAGGCGGTCCGGGAAGTCTCACCCCCAGAGGTTCAGCCATGTTCCCCCACTGGTGCTATGACGCCGACAGCTATTGCACCGACTGCCTACCGGTGCCGACCGACCACCCGGACGCCTACGACGGATCCGGCGAACAGGACACGCCGGCTCACTGCAGCCAATGCCGGCGGCCGCTGGAACACTCGCTCACGTCCGACGGGGTTGGGTACGCGGTCGGCGCTCTGCTGTCTTACCTCCGCGACCCGGACCGCCAGGCGTGGCGTCTGGTCGTGTGCGACACGCCGGGCGACTACTTCCACGGCTCGCGGGAAATCGAAGTCCTCCGCGGGTGGGCGGAGGAACTCCGCAACTACGCGCTCAGCCCCCGCCAGTCGGTAGCCGTCGAGCTGTTCCTCAAGCGGACCGCGCCCACTGCGGCGGTCGCCTGACACCCACCCACACCCCCGAGAGGTTCGGCATGGAGCGCGAGACTTGGACTGCCGTCATCGTCGGCCCGGACAGTGTCCACCCGCACCGGATCGTCGGTCGTGGCGGGCGGACGGTCGCCGAGGTCGATTCCGACCAACCGGGCGCGGCGAGCGATGCGGCGATGCTGGCCGGGGCATCACTCATGTACCCGGCCCTTGCGCGGCTACTGGCGTGGGCCGAAGAGGCGAACAGTCGGCTTGCATTTGAGATGGACAAGGCGACCGGCTTCCAGATGGGCGGCAACCCGGGGCTTAACCCGGCGTTCAGAGAGGCGCGGGCGGCACTCGCGGGGTCTCGCCTGGCCCGCTGACAGGACGAAACCCCACACACGAGAGGTTCACCCATGCCAGTAGCCAAGCAGTCCGATCGGTCCATCCTCCGCGAGTTCATGGCGAGCGGAGAGGGGAGCACGCACAAGCGGGCCGGCGTCGCCCGCGAGCACGGCGGGGTTTACGTGACCTGTCCGACGTGCGGCGCAACCTGGAGCGTCCACGATTCCAGCAACGGCGCGGACTTCGATCCGCTCGGCGACGGTGACGGCTACTGCCTGGAGATTGCCGACCGCTGACGCCTGCGGCCCCCGCTCCCCTCCCGCGGCCGTCGCGGGGTGGGGGCGGCGGCCGGGGCGTCCTGGCGGCCGGCACTAACTCCCTTTTCGAGGTTCGGCAGGATCATGCGCGCGACTTACTCGCCCGAAGACAACAAGCTGCGGCTTTACCCCGATTCCCGGCTCCCGCAGGACGTTTACGAGCGGGTGAAGAAGGCCGGGTTTAGCTGGGCGCCACGCCAAGGGTTGTTCGTCGCTCCGATGTGGACGCCGGAGCGGGAAGACCTGTTAGAGGAGCTGTGTGGGGGCGTCCAGGATGAGGGCACCACGCTAGCCGAGCGGGCGGAGGAGCGGGCCGAGCGGTTCGACGAGTACAGCGGAAACCGCCTGGCCGATGCCCACGCCGCGAAAGCGGCGGTTGACCGCGTCGCCGAGCGGTTCGACGGGGGGCAACCGATCCTTGTCGGGCATCACTCCGAGCGGAAGGCAAGAAAGGACGCCGAGCGGATCGAAAACGGGATGCGGCGGGCGGTTAAGCTGTGGGAGACCTCCAAGTATTGGGAGGACCGGGCCGCGTCCGCGATCGCTCACGCGAAGTACAAGGAACTCCCGGCCGTCCGCTATCGGCGGATCAAGGCGCTAGAGGCCGATCTTCGCCGCGTCCAGTCGAGCTACACCCCGGCCGACAACCCGCCGGACATCCGCACCCAGACGGAGGCCGACGGGACGCCCTATCAGGTGGTGTGGTGTGGGCAGGGGCGGGGCGGTCACTGGGTGCGGCTCGCCAACCTGGAGAAGATCAAGGCCGGGTACGCCCGCTGGGAGGCCCATTACCGGAACCGTATCGCCTATGAACGGGCGATGCTGGGCGAACAGGGCGGCATCCAGGCGGACCGGTTCGACCTCCAGCCGGGCGGCCGGGTGCTCGCGTCCGGCGTCTGGCTGACGATCACCAAGCTTAACAAGAAGGGCGGCGCCGTCGTCTCCGTCAGCACCAATAACCGGAGCTGGCCCCGGGTGGTGCCGGTCGAGACGATCAAGGATTACACCCCGCCGGCGGAGGGGGCGGCCGAGCAGGTGAGGGCCGCAGCCAAGCTGCCGCCGCTGTGCAACTACCCGGCTACCGGGATCAAGCAGCAGCAGCGGGGGTGCGGCGAGCCGGCCCCGAAGGACGCCGACACGATCACCCAGGCCGAGTGGGACCGCTGCCACGCCGACTACAAGACCACCCGCATCATCGAGGCCACGGCGGAGCACGGCCGGCACCGGGTCCGCTACATGATGCGGCGGGGCGGGCTGTACCCGGTGTTCGTCTCGGACGCCAAGCGGAAGGATCCGCCGGCCCCGGAGGCAACGGCCGAACCGCGGCCGACCCTGCCCCCGCCGGAAAAAGACCTGGCCACCCTGGAGCGGGAGGCGGCGGCCGCCCAGCGGTTCCGGGAGAAGGTGGCGGCGGAGGAGGCTTGCGAGTTCGGCCGGCTGAAGGACGCCGCTAAGGCCGGCGTCCAGGTGGTCAGCGCCCCGCAGCTGTTCCCGACGCCGGTCGAGGTCGCCCGCCGGGTGTACGAGCTGGCCGACATGCCGCCCGGGGCGGAGGTGCTCGAACCGTCCGCCGGCACCGGGGCCATGCTGGACGGGTTCCGCTGGCTCCCGTTCCCGAGCCGGCTGGCGATGGTCGAGGTTGACTGTCGGCTCGCCTCCGCCCTCCGCGAGCGGTTCCCGAACGCCCAAGTCCACTGCGGCGACTTCCTGGAGATGGGGGCCGAGCAGCTCGGCACGTTCGACCGCGTTGTGATGAACCCGCCCTTTGAGAACGCCTCCGACGTCGCCCACGTGCTCCACGCCCGCCGGCTCCTGAAGCCGGGCGGCCGCCTGGTGTCCGTCGTCGCCAACGGGCCGCGGCAGCGGGCGAAGCTGGAGCCGATCGCGTCCGCCTGGGTCGACCTGCCGGCCGGCTCGTTCGCCGAGTCCGGCACCGGGGTGAATACCGCAATCGTCGTGATCGACGGCCCGGACGCCGGCTGAGCGTGCGGCCCCGACGCCTTCCCCGCCGCGCGGCGGGGCGGGTGTCGCGGCCGGCGCTTTGCCGGGCGCGTCCTGACGAGGTGGCGACATGACCACGAGCACCGTAGCCGCGAGGGGCGGCGGGCGACCCGATCGGGCGCCGGACGTTGATCGACTCTGGGCCAAGCTGTCGGCGGCGGTCGGGCGGGGCGAACCCGGCGTGGCGGCCGGTCACGCGGACGCGCTCGCCGCAGCCCTCCGCAAGCCGGGGGCGAGGCCGCCCGCCCGGCTGGCCCAGACGGCGGCCCGCGGGTTCAGCCCGGCCGGGTTCGCGGCCCAGCTGGACGGCTGCGGCGTGGTGCTGGCGATGCTGGCCGTGACGGAGGGGGACTGACGTGCTTACCGCTGAGATCGACCTCCGCTACCTGGAGACCCAGCACGAGCGGGGGCAACTGACCGTCGACGAGTGCCTGGAGTTCTGCCGGGCGATGAAGGCACGGGCGGAGGCCGCGGAGGAGGAGGCGGCCGGCATCCGCGACGAGCTACAGAGCGACATCGACGGGTACAAGGAGGAGCGAGACGAGGTCGTGAGGCGGATGGAGATGTTGGAGGAGGCGGCCCGCAAGGGCGAGCCGGCCGCCCGTATCGTGTACCAGTGCCAGCAGCGGGAGGCGGCGGCCGAGCGGGTGCGGCGGCTCGCCGTCAACGCCCTGCGGCGAGTCCAGCAGGCAGCAACCACCGGTGCCCGCGAGCTGGGCGGCGACCGGCTGACGATCAAGACGCGGCGGGCGGCCCGGAACGAGTTGGCATGGGCGGCGGAGGTGGCCACGAAGACCCTAGAGGAGATCGACCTTGTCCGGCAGGAAGCCGAGCGGGAAGGGGACGGGGCGGGGGCGGATCCGGGTGTCACCCCCGCCGCCGGGGTGGTGCCTGCTGTCGGAGCTGTCGGTTAACGACTATTTCCGGCTCACCGACGAGGGGCCGGTGCACACAAAAGCGGGCGACACCTCCGCAGCCGTGATGGGCGAGCGGGGGGCGCTCAAGCTGTCGAGACACTGCCGCGTCAAGCCGGCCCGGGTGGACGGGTACGGCAATGCCGCGGCCAGGGATATCGCTAACCACGGGGGGCCGTCATGGTCCAAAGGAACAGGGATTGGGCCGGGGTCGCAGACGCCGAAGCCCATTGGGTAGACCTGATGACGCGGCCGGTGGCCGACCACCCGCGGGCCTTGCGGTTCCGCACGTGGTCGACGCTGGCCTGCTACCGGCGGGTCCACGCGGCCGAGCTGTCGCTGCGGCCGCACGGGTGCAACCGGGACGAGTTCGGCCGCTACCTGCTGCGGATCTGACGGATTCTGCGGATTGATGGTTTACTTCGCAGTATACGTGGGCATATACTCCTATCAGTGACGCGGGGGCCGGGTCTGAGACACCCGACCCCCGCCGCCGGCCCGGGCGGATACCACACACGGAGACGACGATGAGTACGACGACGACCAACAGCCGGACGGCCCAGATGGACGCCCACGGCGTTGACCGGGCCAAGTACCCGTTCGCGTCCTACTGCTACGGCCGCGGGTGGAAGGGGCACGCCACCGCCGAGGCGGCTCAGGAGTCCGCCACCCGGGACGCCCGCCGGGCGGTCAAGCGGTTCGGTGGCGGCTACCCGCAGCACCTCGTCGCCCGGACCGACACCGGAGAGACGGCCTAAACCCCTCCCCCGCCGAGCGGATCGGCACCGGCTCGCTGCCGGGGCGGGGGGCTGGCGACGGACCGGACGGACACCACACCACCCCGCGGGCGACCGCCCGCGGGTATTTTCGGAGACGCGACATGGCCCGTAGTGTGAAAGACCGCGTGACCGGCTGGCCGGACGCGGACGCCCTGGCCGTCCTCGGCTACGCCGTCGAGGAGGACGGCCAGACCGGGGTGATCGTCGGCCCGGCCCGCCGGCTGGCCCGGCTGGTCGAGCAGGCGACCGCCGAACTGTCCGCCGTACTTGATCGCAACGAGTGGAACGCGATCGCCGACGTGATGAACGGTACGGCCGACCTGTACGACTTCGCGGACAGCCAGGTGCCGGCCCTGATGATGGTCCGGGCCAACCTCCAGGACTCGCCGGGCATCGGCAAGAAGTGGGGGGTCAAGCTGCCGGACCTGCTGGTTAAGCTCGCCGCGCTCACCCCGTTGCACGGCGAGGCGATCCTGTGCGCCATCCGCTGGTTCTGGCGGAACACCGACCAGAAGGTGGACCACACCACCGAGGACTGGTGGCGGCCGGAGTTCCGCCGGCTGAAGTCCCGGGCGGCCGCCCGACAGGAGGGCTGACCCGGTGGCCGCCCCGCCCGACCTGACCCGCTGGCCGGCCTGCCCGACTGGGAGATGGGCCGCAAGGCGCTGCGGGCGTTCGGCCTGATATAACCGGCGTCGCAATGTCGACTCGCAAGACGATCTGTCACCGATCTTCCCGGTTCTCACTGACCCGCGAGTGATTTCCGGGCAGGCAACGTGATGCTCAACATTTGATCGGGCCGCAATCAGGTTGATAGGGCGGCGGTAACGCGCCACCCTGTCCCAACTGCCTCCCAGAGTGGGTGGCTCGCCCGTTCGGAGATGGCGATGTTTTTGGGTTCTGTGCTGATTTACGGCACGCTTCACATGGTCCGGCTCCGTCGACTGGATGACGGGGTCCGGCTGGAGGTCGGCGGGGTGCCGGTGGTCGAGATCGGCCGGGGCGAGGTCGGGGTGTACCCGGCCCGCCCAGAGTCCGGCGTCCCGGTCGACCCGCTCGACGGGACGTACCCCGTCATCCGCTGCTTACACAAGGAGGACGACATTGACCCCTCGGGAGAGTTTTCGTGCTGACGCCCAGCCACTGCTGTTCGCCGAGAAGGCGAGCGGGGCGACCGTCGCGGCAAGGCCGAAGGAGTGGGACTCCGGCCTGATGGGCTGGGGCGGGTCGGAGACCGTGTACGTCCCGGTCGGCGGCCGGATGGTCAAGGCGACGATGACGGTGCAAATCCGGGTCGAGGGGTCCAAGGGCTGGTAGCCTGGGCAACCTGGAACCCACGAGACGGCGGCCGAGCGGCCGCCGTCTTTTCTTTTCCCCCGAGACAGGACACAAAGCGCTATTGATTCGGGTGTGATTGTAGTTATTGTCCCTTCCACACGAGAGGGACAGGACACAACACCACACCAGCGGGGTGGGCCATGCGACTGATGATCGGGCTGTTCTGTGCGGGGGTCGGGTTCGCCGCCGGGCTGTACGCCGAGGGGCGGTCGGCCGACGAGCGGGTGGCCAAGGCCGTCCGCGAGGCCCGGGAGATGCGGACGGTGGCGGCCGAGGCCCGGGTGCTGCACGCGCGGGCCGTCCAGCTCCACGGGGATGCCGCGGCCCTGCTGCTGAGCGCGAAGGCCATCGCCGACGCCGGCCGGCGGGAGGAGATCGCCCCGCCGCGGCTGATCCCGCAGCAGTCGCTGCCCACCGCCCCGGCCAAGGACTGACCCACCCACCCGACGCCCACGGACGGCGCGTCACCACTTCACGGAGGATGTATGGCTGACACGGAACGCCTCTGCTTCGTCGACCTGGACGGGGTGCTGGTCAACTTCATGGGGCCGGCCCTCGACCTGCACGGCCGGTCGGTCCCCGAGGTGTACGGCACCTCGGTCGCCCTCGGCACCTGGGATACGTGGAAGCTCCTGGGGATCTCGCCCGAGAAGTTCTGGGAGCCACTCGACCGGAACGCCTTCGACTTCTGGAGCGGCCTGCCCTGGACGCCCGAAGGCAAGCACATCCTGCGGATGGCCGAGCAGGTGTTCGGCGAGAAGAACGTCCGACTCCTGTCCAGCCCGCCCCGGCACCCGCTCGCCTGGGCCGGGAAGGCCGCCTGGGTCCAGCGGGAGCTGCCCCAGTACGCCCAGCGGCTGCACCTGACCAACGACAAGGCCGTCGTCGCCGGGGAGTGCGGCCTCCACACCAAGTTCCTGATCGACGACAGCGACCGGAACCTGACCGAGTGGGCCGACGCGGACGGCGCCGGCATACTCGTCCCCCGGCCGTGGAACTCCCAGCACCGGGACGCCGGCCGGGTGATCGGGGCGGTCATCGAGCGGATCGAGAAGGCCACCGGGGTCCGGTTCATCAACTTCAGCCCCGAGGTGCGGTGATGGGCCAGCCAGCCCCCGAGCCGCTTGCCCCGGCCGTCTACCGCCGCCTGCTGCGGCTTTCCGGCGGGCGGAAGGCCGTCCCCAAGGGCGGCAGCCTGGACCTCGAGCTGATCGAGACGCTCAACATGGCCGTCAAGGTTGGGGCGGCCCGGGAGCGGTCCCGCGTCCTCCTGCTGGCCGCCAAGGCCGGTGCCGGGGCGTTCTTCGAGGAGACCAAGGGGTGGATCGCCAAGCTCGTCCAGGCGGTCCAGGACGGGGAGGTGGGCCAATGACCCTCACCTTCGGCAGCCTGTTCTCGGGGGCCGGCGGCCTCGACGCCGGCTTCCACAACGCCGGGTTCACCTGCCGGTGGCAGGTGGAGCTGGACCGGACGTGCCGGTCGGTGCTGGCCCGGCACTGGCCCCAGGTGCCCCGGTTCTCGGACGTCCGGGCGGTCGGGCCGCACAACCTGTGCCCGGTCGACGTGATCGTCGGCGGGTTCCCGTGTCAGAACCTGAGCACGGCCGGCAACCGGGCCGGTCTTGCGGGCGAGAAGTCCGGCCTCTGGTGGGAGATGCTGCGTGTCATCCGCGAACTTCGACCCCGCTTCGTCGTTTGGGAAAACGTCGCGGGTCTGCTCTCAAGCGACGGCGGACGAGATCTCCGCCGCGTCTGCGGTTCGCTGGCGGAACACGGTTATTTCGGACTCGTCCGGACTCTGGACGCTCAGCACTTCGGAGTGCCGCAGCGACGACGCCGGCTGTTCGGGGTGTTCGCCACCTCTCGCTTCAATCCTGGAGACGGAGGCCGACTGGCTTTCCCGCAACCCGGGGAAGACCACGCAGGACTGGTTCGCCTATGTGCGGCGGTACTCGCTGTCGGACCTGGCTCGGGCGGGGATCCTCCGCCGCGCCGAAAAGCGGGGTCGGAAGTTGCCGGCGATCCTGGAGGCGGCGCTGAAGGCCAAGGCGCCGGGCTGATCGCGTTCGGCGGGAACAACACCGGCGGACAGCGCCGAGGAGACTCGGCGCTGTCCGCCAAGGGCGGCACCGGCCGCATCGACTTCGAGTCCGAGACGTTCATCGTCCACGGCGAGAACTCCACGGCCATGACCGGCAACGGCTCGGCCGATGTCGCCTTCCCGGCCGAGGTCACCCGGCGCCTGGACTCCACCGGCGGGTTCGCCACGAACCAGGGCGGGACGATCGTCGTCGCCCAGTGCCACGGTACCAACGTCGGCCCGATGGGTGCCCTCCGGTCGGGCAACGGCAACACCGCCGGCGGGGTGCCGTTCGTGGCGGCCTTCAACCCACAGGGCGGCGGCACCCAGACCACGCTCGGGTTAAACGAGAGGCTCGTCGGCAGCCTCAGCGTCGGCCAGACGCCGGGCGTCGTCCAGGGCATGGGTGCGGTCGCCGGTGACGCAGGCGACCGCACCCATGCCCTGACCAGCGTGGGAGCCGACGCGAGCGAGGACGGCACCGGCCGGGACGCCACCGAAGATCTCGCCCCCACGCTCCGGGCGATGGCCCACAGCGGCAGCCACGCCAACGCCGGCGGCCAACTGGCCGTGGCCTTCGCCGAGAACCAGCAGGGCGAGATGCGGACTGCCGACATCAGCACCTCGCTGGCCGCCAAGGGTGGCAAGCCCGGCCAGGGGTACGCCGCCCTGCTGGACGGGCCGGATGTCCGCCGCCTCACCCCGACCGAGTGCGAGCGGCTGATGGGCTGGGAGGTGGGCTGGACCGAGTTCACCCACACCGGCAAGCGGATCAAGGACGGCCCCAGGTATAGGATGCTCGGCAATGGGGTAGTCATGCCCGTCGCGCTGTGGCTCGCAAGGAGGCTGCGCGACCATGTCAACTAGGCCACTGCACGAAAGATTTTGGGAGAAGGTCGACAAGTCCGGCGACTGCTGGCTGTGGACGGCCGCCTTCTTCAACACCGGCTACGGCGCTTTCCGGGTTGGCAAGCGTCAGATGAAGGCTCACCGCGTTGCATGGCAACTGGAGAACGGCAGCGAGCCGAACGGCCTCGTCTGCCACAAATGCGACAACCGACGTGAAGTTCTCCGACGAGGTCGGCGAGCGGACCGGCAGCTGGAAGGGCGGGGTGATCGGCACCGGGTCCGAGATGCGGCCGGGCGAATCGCCCGAGCAGTGCCTGCGGCGGATGGAACGGGAGCGGAAGTTCACCTGACCAGGGAGCCACACCGTGACGGTCGCCGAGCAGTACGAGATCCTCACCCGGGTCTGCACCAACCTGATGATGGCCCCCGACGCCTGGGCCGGGGCCGACCCGCCCACCCGCCGGGCGTGGGTGAAGATCGCCCGGGACGGGCTGGACGAGCTGTTCGCCGCGGTCGAGGCGGACAACCGCCGGCACCTGGCCGCCGCCCACAACACCCGCAGCGAGGCCCAGCGGCGGAGGACGCCGAAGTGAAGTCCGCCCACTGGAACGTCGTCCAGGGCTGCACCCAGGTCGGGCCGGGGTGCCGCTCGTGCTGGCCGATGAACACCGTCCACCAGCACGCCGCCAACGTCGGCCGGCCGGGGATCAGCCTGCCCGTCCAGGGGCTGACCGCCAAGCCGCCCCAGGGCCGGCTCGGCTGGACCGGCAGCGTCTCCCTCCGCTGGGAGCGGGTGGACGACCCGTCCCACTGGGGCGCCCCCCGGCTGGTGACGGTGGCCAACCACGGCGACCTGTTCCACGAGAACGTGCCCGACGACTTCGTCCTGTCCGTGTTCCGGGTGGCGTACCGCAACCCCCGGCACACGTACCTCGTGCTCACCCGCCGGCCGGACCGGCTGGCCCGGTTCGCCGCCCGCCTGTGCTGGGACGAGCGGCGGGGCGACCTGTACCTCGCCCCGCACGGCGGCCGGCCGTGGCTGCCGACCGTCCGCAACGTCTGGTGCGGGGTCGCCTGCGAGAACCAGTACGCCCTGGAGAGGCGGGTCCACCACCTGCTGGCCGCCCCGGTCGGGGTGCGGTGGCTGAACCTGGAGCCGCTGCTGGAGCCGGTCCGGATCGGCCAGTGGACGCTGAGCGAGTACGAGCGGAAGGACGGGGCCGACCCGCTCGCCAGCCGGGCCAGGCTCGACTGGGTGACGGTCGGCGGGGAGTACGGCCCGGCCGCCCGCCCGTTCCACCTGGAGTGGCTGCCCCGGGTCATCGCCGACTGCACCGCCGGCCGGGTGCCGCTGTACGTCCGCCAGCTCGGCGGCCACCTGATGGTCGCCGAGCGGCGGGTCCACCTGCTGGACAAGACCGGGGCCACGTTCGAGGCCGAGTGGCCGTACCAGTACCGCGTCCGCCAGTGGCCGGCCGGGTTCCGGCCGGAGGACGAGACCCACGCCGTGGAGATCTGAGATGAAGCTCGCCCTGTACCGCCCGGTCGGAATCATGCGGGAGTACCTGTCCGGCTGGCTCGCCGACGGCAAGCGGCGGGCCGGCCTGACGTTCAGCAGCAACCGGGAGGACGCCGTCCTATTCGACCTCCGGGTGACCCCGGACGGCCAGGCGGATTTCGACCCGCCCCTGCCCAAGGTCGAGGAGTGGCTCCGCGTGGAGCCGGTCGCCGTGTTCTCCCTGGAGTTCCCCCATGCCCTCGGAAAGTGACGCCCACAAGATCGCCCGCCTGGAGCAGGAGGTGGTCGAGCTGAGGCTCGCCCTCACCCCGTTCGCCGAGGCCGGGCGGCACGTGTACCCGGACCTGCGGTACGACCTGCCGTGCGCGGGGCACGACCTGAAGCGGGCGCACGACACGTTCGTGAGGACCGCCCCGCCGTTCACCGACCTCGGGAAAGGAATCTGACCATGCCGCTCACGCACACGCCACCGCCGGGGGCGTTCGACCCGGGGGCCGTCGTCGCTATCTACGGCGACGGCGGCGTCCTCGGGGCCAACCCGTCGCCCGTCGGCGGGGTCTGGGCGTTCTGCCTCGTCGGCGCCGACGGCCGGCGGCTGTACGAGGCGGCCGGCCACATCACCTCCGACGAGGCGAAGTCGCTCGGCCTCCAGTGGACGAGCAACAACTTCGCCGAGGTGATGGCCCTGCTGCTCGCCTTCGAGGCCATGTCCGGCGACGCGACGCTGCGGGTGTTCAGCGACTCCCGGAACGCCATCAGCGCCCACCAGCGGGCCGGAGACCCGGACCCGTGGAAGCCGCCGTACCTGCCGCAGCCGATCTGGGGCCGCATGGTCGCCGCCCGGGACCGGCTCGGGCCGATGAAGTTCACCCTGCTCAAGGGGCACCCCACGAAGCAGGATCTGGCCCGCGGCCAGCGACCCGACGGCAAGCCGGTCAGCGAGCACAATGTGTGGTGCGACAAGGCCGCCACCGCCGCCGGCAGGGCGTACCTGGCGAGCATCGGTCAACTGCCGGAGAAGAAGCCGCGGGCCGCCAAGCCGAAGGCCGACGTGGTCGGCCGGGCCGACGTGCTCGATCTGATCCGGACGCTGCCGCCCGGGGTGGTGCCGACAAGCGGCTACGACTTCGCCGATTGGCAGACGGCCGCCAAGTTCGGGGCGGACCAACTGCAGCAGCACCTGATCCAGCAGGTCCAGGAGATGAAAGGAGCCAAGCGGTGAGCCAGGAAGGCGATAACCTGCCGACGGACGGCGAGCCGGCCCGGGTGGTCGAGGGCGACTGCCTGGAGGTGCTGGCGGCCCTGCCAGACGGGATCGTGGACGCGGTCGTGTCTGACCCGCCCTACGGTCTGGAGTTCATGGGCAAAGAGTGGGATTCGTTCAAGACTGACAGGCGAGGCGTGTCTCGCACGACAGGGATTCCGGCCGTTCCCGGAGTGCGGGGGCAGTGGTCCGCCGGCCGGCCCCAGGCTTACGACGCCGGCCGTCCGTTCCAGCAGTGGTGCCAGCAGTGGGCTGCCGCCGCCCTGCGGGTGCTTAAGCCAGGCGGGTACGCGGCGGTATTCGGCGGGAGCCGGACCTACCACCGGCTCGCCTGTGCGGTCGAGGACGCCGGGTTCGAGGTGCGGGACTGCCTGATGTGGGTGTACGGCACCGGGTTCCCGAAGGGCAAAGGGTGCCTCAAGCCGGCTTACGAACCAATCCTGTTGTGCCGGCGGCCGGGGCCGAAGGTGCTGCCGCTGGGGATAGACGAGTGCCGGGTGCCGACCAGCGACGACACCGGGCGGACTCGGACGACGGCCCTAGGGCGGATGAATGACGACAGTTGGCGACCGCAGCCGCAAGAGGGCGAGTCGCACCCGGCCGGCCGGTGGCCGGCCAACGTCGTCCACGACGGCAGCGACGAGGTGATGGGGGCGTTCGCCGCGTTCGGAGACAGGCCCAGCGGCAGCCGCAAGGCCGGCGAGTACCAGCCGCTTGGCCTGTACGCAAACGGCATTGGCGAGCGGCCAGACGGCATGGAGCGGATGATGCCGGCCCTGCACGGGTCAGCCGGCACGGCCGCCCGGTTCTTCTACTGCGCCAAGGCGTCGAAGTCGGAGCGGGGCGAGGGGAACACGCACCCCACGGTGAAGCCGATCGCCCTGTGCGAGTGGCTGGTCCGGCTGGTCTGCCCGCCCGGCGGCCTGGTCCTTGATCCGTTCGCCGGGTCGGCCAGCGTCGGCATTGCCTGCCTGCGGTCCGGCCGCCGGTATCTCGGCATCGAGAAGCAGCCGGAGTACGTGGAGATCGCCCGCCGCCGGCTGGGATCGGAAGGAGCCAAGCGATGACCTACCCCGCGGACGGGGCGATGCTCGTGCTCATGGCCCTCGACCAGGGCGAGCGGATCGTCGCCTCCGACGGCTGCCTCTACGTCACCGTCGAGGGGCAGTACGTCCCGATGCCCAGCCTGGAGCTGGACGACCTGGAGGACCGCGGCTGGGTCGAGGTCGGCGAGGCGGTGACGGCGACCGACCGGGGTCGCTACTGGCTCAAGCGGTGGGTCCGGCACATCGGCCTGGAGCCGGGGGCCAGGCTCGCCCTGGACACGACCGCCGTCCGGCCCGGCGAGCGGAGCCGGGAGGTGACACAGGCGATCACCGGGGGAGGCCGCTGATGCCCGCCCGCGTCATCACCGTGTACGCCGCCGCCATGATCTACAGGTCCAAGGCGAAGCGGTCGGAGAAGTACGTCATGTCCCTGATCCTGGTCCGGGACGGGGACCGGCCGCTGACCGGCGTCCAGCTCGACGCCGAGTTCGGCCGGCTCGCCCTGGAGTTGTGGCCGCACGCCGAGATCGGCCCGCCCGACGGGTGGCGGTACCACGGATCCTCCCGGGCGTTCCAGGTCATCACGGTCCGGCCGTCCGACCAGCCGCCGCTGGCCGAGCGGCTCGGCCTGAACACGAACTGAGGTCGACGTGATTAAGTTCGAGCTGTCCCTGACCACCAACCAGATCGCCGCCCTGAAGCTCGTCGCGGACGAGATGGCGTACAAGGATTACGAGGAGAAGCGGCCGCCCCGCAACCACATGCGGTGCTGGCTGCTGTCCGTCACCGCCCTGCTGGCCGAGAAGCTGGTCACCCACACCCTGCGGACCAGCGAGGAGTGTGCGGCCGGCCGGAAGCACTGGGAGATCACCGAGAAGGGCCGGCTGGTCCTCAAGCTCATCGAGATGGAGGTGTCGGAGTGGACCCAGGAGATGATCGGGGAGGCCCCGCGGCCGGTGCTGCCGCCCCGCCGCAAGCGAAAGGCGGCGCCCGGCAAAGGCGGCCGCGGCCCGGCCAGGGGGAAGGCTCCCCGTACACGGCCTGGATCGTGAACTACGACGGCGAGTACCAGCGGGGCGTCGCCTGCCGCCGCCAGACCGAGGCGTTCCGGCTGCTCGGGGTGAGCGACTCCCGCCTCCGCCGGCACGGCGGCCAGGCCAGCAGCCGGGAGACGATCGAGCTGTTCTGTACCACCCCCGGGGTCGTCTACCAGCGGCCGATGGGCCGCACCCCGATCGCCGACTGGGAGCCGCTCGCGTGCGCGACGCCGACCGACCCTTCCTGACCGCCATCGCCGCCGACCCGGCGGCGGACCTCCCGCGACTCCTACTCGCCGACCACCTGGACGAGACCGGCCGGCCCGAGTGGGCCGAGCTGATCCGCGTCCAGTGCGAGGCGGCCCGGCTGGTCCACCAGCACCGGTCCGGGGCCGAGTCGTGCCGTCGGTGCAAGCTGAACCGTTGGGCGAACCGCCTGGTGCCGAAGCTGCGGGACGACAGGGGCATCTACTCCGGCCTCGGCCTGCCGTCGGTGTGGCATCCGTGGCGGGCCGTCCGGACGCTGGCCAGCCCTGCGAGACACGATCCCCTCTACCCGCCGGACTCGCAGGCCCACCAGTTCACGATCGAGCGCGGAATGCCCTCGGCTGTCGCCTGCCCGCTCGCCACCTGGATGGGGCACGGCCCGGCGGTCGTCGCCCGACTGCCGGTCCGGCGAGTCGAGCCGACTGACCGTCTCCCCGACTGGCGGCGGCTCGTCGGCCAGCCGGGCGGGATGCACTTCTGGTACAGGCTGCCGGTCCTCTGCCCGCCGGACGCCACCGACCTGCCGGCCGAGATCTTCGACCGGCTCGACCCGGACGTGACGGACCGGGCGGGCGACGACGAGTTCCGCGGGCACTACGGGTACAACGCCCGGATCATCAGCGAGGCCGTGTGGATCGACCTGTCCCGGGCGCTGATCGCGTGGGCGAGGGACGAGGCCCGGCGGCTCGGGCTGCTCCCGCCGTTGCAAGACGGTTGACTTTCGTTGCAAGCGGCGAATACAGATTCCGCAAGTCTATGCCACGCATGTCACATACAGATTCAGTGCGTCCGACTCGAAAACCGATTTACCCGCAAGGGTAACGAGGGTTCGAATCCCTCCCTCTCCGCTGGACACAAAACCACAACCGGCCGGCTCTTGCGTCGTCAAGACGTTAGGGCCGGCCGGCGTTATATGTGACGCAATGACACACATACACAAAGCGTTTCAGTCTACACGTCCGCCGTCCGCCTCATTGCAAGAGTCGTTGCAAGCGGGGGGCTTCAGGTGGGCCGGAAGGGGGAGGGTCTCGGCCGCGGCCGCGGCCGCGTTCATCCCCAGGTCGGTGTAGATGTTCAGGGTCAGCTTCGGGTCCGAGTGCCGGGCTAGCTTCTGGACCACCGCCACGCTGTGCCCGGCCTTGACCAGGGACGTGGTGTAGTAGTACCGCAGGGCGTGGAAGTCGAACTTCTTCCCCTGGGCGTCCGCGTACAGGAGGAAGTGGCTGGCCTCCCGCTCCGCCCGGTCGGCCTCGTCCGGGGCGGCGGCCACCCAGTCCTCCCGGGCGGCGGCCATGTCCCGCTTGAGCATCTTGGCCGCGTGGTTGCCGGCCGCCCACCGGCCCGGCCAGACCGGCCTGTCCCGGGGCTTCTTCCGCAGCCAGGCGGCGACCGCGTCGACCACCAGGGTTGGCAGCGGCTGGCCCTCCGCCTCGCCCCGCTTCGAGTGCTCCCCCTCCAGCTGCACCGTCGGGTGCTGGCCGGTCAGGATGAAGTGGGCCGGTGTGAGGGCGGCCAGCTCGCTCGCCCGGTACCCGGTCAGCCCGGCGATCGTGTACAGCCACACCCGGTCCAGGGCGGACAGCCCGAACCGGACCACGTCCCGGCTGTGCATCGACTGGTACAGGGCGTCCAGGAAGCCGGTCGGGACGGTCCGGCGGCGGTGGCGGCGGCCGCGGGCCACGTTCGGGGCGGGCAGGTCGGCGATGTCCACCAGGAAGTGGTGCGGGATGGCCTTGGCCTTGACCATCCAGGCGACGAACGCCTTGGTCGTCACCAGGTAGTGCTTGCGGGTCTGGGCGCTCGACCCGGCCTCCTTCATGGCCAGCATCACCCCGGCCACCGCCTCCCGGGTGATGTCCTGCGGGCGGGCCACGTCGTTGTACATCCTGCGGAGCTGGGACAGCACCATGTTGCAGTGCTTCTCGCTCCGGTCGGCGGCCGCCAGGTACTCGCCGTACCGGGCGATGAGGGCGGACACCGGCTCGCCGGACAGGGCGGACATGGTCGGCCGGTCGCCCCGGCGGAGGGCCTCCGCCTCCTCCTCCAGCCGCCACGCCAGCCGCTCGGTCCGCCGCTTGTCCTCGTACCCGGGGACCGCCCGGTGCTTGCCCAGGTGGTCCACGTAGTGGGCGTAATACTTGGCCGTCTCCCGGCGGACGGTCACCCCGTCCACCGTCTTGGTCCAGATCTTCTTGTGGGCTGAGGCCATCTCACTTCCTCGGTTTCGGTTTGGCCGCCGGCGGGGGCGTCGGGGCCGGGGTGTTGTCGTCGTCGTCGTCGTCGTCGCCGTCGTCGTCCCAGGCGAGGCCGAACTCCTCCCGCATTATCACCGCGAACGGCTTGGGCACCCGGCTGGCGACGATGTCCTCGGCGACGAGCTGGTTCAGCCGGACCAGCCGGTCGGCCACCAGCCCGGCCAGCATCTTGTTGATGAACACCTCGTAGTGCTTGGCGATCCGGCCGCTCAGCCGGACCACGTTCTCGTCCAGCCGCACCGTCCGGTCGCCGCCCTTCTTGTTGCCGCCGCGTGACATGACCGCCTCCGGGATGAGAAGTGAGACGGCGGCCATAGTACATGCCCTGCTGGTGATAGTGTGGAATTGCCACAATGTACATCCTCCGCAAATCCCCGCAAGTGAAATCTTGGAATTACCCGTACAAGTGGCATTGACTGCAAATCCGGAAAGCTTATTGTGTCCTGAGCAACAAGAACACTCATCCCACGCCTCACCGCCCGCACGACGGGCAGGAGCCGCCCATGTTCACCCTGCACCTGGTGACCCGGAAGACCGCCCGCGCCGGCCGCACCCGGACCCGCCGCACGACCTACGTCCTCGTGGCGGAAGTCGGTACGCTGGCAGAGGCTCGGCGTGCCGCCCGGCAGTGCGGGGAGGGCCGGTACGTGGCCGGCGACGAGCGTGGCCGGCAGGTCCGGTTCGAGGTGGTGGAGCGGGTCGTGTACTCCCGGCCGGCCCTCCGGCTGGCCGTCGCCAACTGAGGTTTCCATGAGCTGGGCCGAGTTGATCGAGAAGGGGAAGGCCGCCCTCGCCGAGAGACGGGACACGAACGCCAAAGTGTCCTCGGCCCGGCACTGGGCCGGGCTGCGGGCGGCGGTCGACGCCGTCCTGGCCGGCCGGACCGCCAGCCCGCTAAGCGCGGAGCCGCCGCCGGGGTGGTCGGCCAACGCCCCGGAGTTCACCGTCTCGCTGCCGGTCGATCCGGCCGATGCGGGCCGGCCGGTCTGGCTGATCTACTTCCGGATGGAGTTCAGCCACGGACGCGGGTGGGCGCACGCACCGGCCTCGTTCCTAGGCGCCCCGGCCCCGTTCGCCGTGCCGGCCAAGCGGGTCGACGCCCGGACCGGCGACCTGCACTGGACTGCCGACACTGGCCGGTGGAAGACGGCCGACACCCTGGAGGAAGCCGCCGCGCTGGCCGCCGAGGCGATCGAGGAGGCGGAGATCGCCCGCCGCGAGTACTCCCGGGTGAAGGAGGAACAGCGGCTCCTGGGGGTGCTGGCATGACCACCACCCAGCGCGAGGCGTGGCTCCAGGAGCGGCGGACCGGTGTCGGCAGCAGCGACGCCCCGTGCCTGATCGGCCTCGGGTACAAGACGCCGGCCGACATCTACCGGCTGAAGGTCGGGGAGGACGGGTACGAGGAGCCGCGGGGCCGGCTGCTCCGCGGGCTGGCCCTCGAAGACACGGTCGCGGCGATGTACGCCGAGGCGATGGACTGCCACGTCGCCCGCGGGCGGCTGATCCGCGGCGACCCCGAGTGGCAGATCGCGTCGGTCGACCGGATCGTGGCCCCGCACCCCGGCCGGGACGGGTTCGAGGGCATCCTGGAACTGAAGACCACCGACTACTTCGGCGACGACTGGGGCCGGCCCATGTCCGACGAGGTGCCCCGCGGCCACTGGGTCCAGGTCCAGCACCAGCTCGGGGTGACCGGCGAGGAGTGGGCCGACATCGCCGCCCTGGCCGTGTCCGACTGGGAGTTCCGCGTCTACCGGGTGCGGTTCGACCCGGCGTTCTTCGGCTGGCTGACCGAGGTCGAGCACCGGTTCTGGTTCGACCACGTGCAGAAGCGGGTGCCGCCCGGCCCGGACTTCGCCGCCGCCCTGATGCCGGCCGCCCCGGCGTCGCTGGTCGCCGCCGGCGGGGCGGTCGTGCTCCCGCCCGAGGCGGAGGCCGACGCCGCCCGGCTGCTGGCGTACAAGCGGGTCGAGAAGGAGGCCAGGCGGCTGGCCGACCTCGCCAAGGAGCGGCTGCTCAAGCACATGGGCGGGGCCGCGACGGCGACGGTCGGCAACTACAAGATGCGGCTGGTGGAGGTGGCCGGCGGCCGGGTCGAGGCGTTCGACCGGGAGCCGTACTCGTGGCTGAAGGTGTGGCCCGTTAAATCCCCGAGGACTACCGATGGCGAACTCGCACCCGGCGTCGAAGGCGTTGCAGCCCTCGAAGGTTGACTGGAACCGGCCGACCGACGCGGCCGGGCTGCAGGTGCTCGGCCAGCAGTTCATGCCGCAGATCGAGGCGGCCATGCCGTCCTTCCTGAAGGACAGCGGGCCGCGGTTCCTGCGGTCCCTGATGACCGTCTGCTCGGGCAGCCCGGGGCTGATGCAGTGCGCCCCGAAGGACCTGTTCGCGGCCACCGTCCAGGTGGCCCTGCTCGGGCTGGAGCTGGGCGGCCCGATCGGGCAGGCGTACCTGATCCCGTTCAAGGGCAAGCCGCAGCTCATCATCGGGTACAAGGGGTTCCTCGCGCTCGCCTTCCGGTCCGGGGCCGCCCGCCGGATCACCCCGCGGGTCGTGTACGTCAACGACGACTTCCGCATCACGATGGGCGAGAAGCAGACCCTCCACCACATCCCCAACCTGGACGACCCGGGGCCGGTCCGCGGGTACTACGCGGCCGTGGAGACGACGACCGGCGGGTTCGACTTTGAGTACCTGTCGAAGTCCCAGGCGGAGCAGCACCGCAAGAACTACGCCATGATGCAGAACGGCGGCCCGTGGGTGAAGAACTTCGACGAGATGGCCCTGAAGACGTGCATTCGCAAGTTGTGCAAGCGGATCCCGTTCTCGGTCGAGCTGACCCAGGCGGCCGGGCTGGACGAGCACGCCGAGTACGAGGTGCCCCAGGAGCTTCCGGTGCTCGACGACCCGGCCACCGGCACCCCGCTGGTCGGCGACGACCCGGGGTCGCTCCAGGGCCAGTTGATCGAGGCCGGCAAGTAGGCCACCGAAGCGACCGGTTGACGGCAGAAGACGGCCGGTCGGCCCCCGGGGAGTGTTTCTCCGGGGGCTAATACACAGCGACGACGGGCAGTGGAGTCGGCCCGGCGGCGGCCCGGGGGTGAAATCCCCGGGCCGCCGGGTGCCGGCCTGGAGGCAGACCGTGATCGTCCGCAAGTTCGAGTGCTCGCACGGCAACTACGGCTGGCTCTGCCAGGTCCTGTTCCAGGCGGCCGACGGGCTGTACGAGTCCGAGATCGTCACCGGCTGGCACTGGACCACGGCCTACCTGAAGGCCCGCTTCCTGGCGAAGCGGGAGAAGATCGCCCACTTCGTGGGCTGACCCGCGACACCCAACACGGAGTGAAGGCATGGACGCCGCAACGCTGATCGGGGCGCTGGTCGCCCGCCGGGCCGCGATCGAGGCCGAGATCAAGGGGCAGGTGGACGAGCTGCAGGCGATCGACCGGCTGATCGCCCACTACGACCTCCGCCCGCCGGCCGCCTCCCGGGACACCCCGGACGCCCTGCCGAGCACGCTCGGCGGCGGGCCGGTGGTCATCCCCGGCGAGGCCGTCAGCGGCGGGGCCGCCGGCCTCGTGTCCGGCGACGGCTGTGCCGTGGCCGGGCCGGCTCCGGCCGCCGAGCCGCCGGCCGACCGCCCCGGGTTCCTGCCCAAGCCCCGGAAGAAGGCGGGCGACGCCGCGGACGACCGGTGCCGGCTGGTCGCCCGGGAGCTGGCCGGCGGCCGCAAGGAGGCGGCCGCGATTAGCAGGGCGACCGGCCTGAAGTGGGCCGAGGTGATGGCCGCCCTGAAGCCGCACAGCCGGCTCGGCAGCGGGCCGGAATACTTCGACACCAACGCGGACGGGTGGGTGCTCACCCCGCTCGGCCGGGAGGCGCTGCTGCCATGACCGCCGCCGAGCTGGCCACCGAGCTGCGGTCCCTGGCCGACAGACAGGGCGATGAGGCCCGGGAGTGGTGGGTCAAGGGCCACATCCACAAGGGCGCGTGGCACCAGGGCCGCCGCGAGGCGTACCTGCACGTGATCCGGATGCTGGAGGCGGACGGCCCGGCCGCCGACCCCGTCGCCGACTTATACCGGGACCTGGGCGGCGAGGGCTGACGCGCTTGCTTCCCGAGCAAGCGCGCTAACAGGGGGGTAGGTGATGAACGAATGGGAACGGCTGGCTCCGACTCCGATGATCGCTGCGGAGATCGAAGCGACTGACAACAAGCGATTGACCCAAGCCAAGGCGGCGACGATGGACATGAACGGGTTTTCTCAGGCGAACCGGGCGCGGTGCGAATGCCCGACCGGGTTTAATCACGCCCTCGATTCGTGGTCCCTATCCGACTGGATCACGGCGACGACGGGCGAACTCGGCGAGGCGGCGAACATCGCCAAGAAGTTGAACCGGGTCCGCGACGGCATCCCCGGCAACAGCCAGACCGAGGCCGAACTCCGCGATGCACTCCGGGAGGAAATCGCGGACGTTTTCATCTACCTGGATTTGCTGGCCCAGAGCCAGGGGTTCAGTCTGGCGGATGCGGTCCGGGAGAAGTTCAACAAAACGTCACTCAGGATCGGCTACCCGGCCATTCTGAGCTAGCGCGCTTGCTCCCTGAGCAAGCGCGCTAGATCAGGGAGGGGCCGATGGGCGAACGTGATGCGATGTTGATGGCGGTACTCGCCAGCCCGGCCGACGACCTTCCGCGGCTGGTGTATGCCGACTGGCTGGATGAAAAAGGCAGCCGGTACGACCATGTGATTGCCGAGTTCATCCGCGTGCAGTGCGAGCTGGCCCGGCTCGGCGTGACAGGCGATCCGATCGGGGACAAGCGGGCTGCGGTGCGAGCCACCGGGTTTCGTGAGCGAGCCTTGTGGCAGGAGTACGGCGGTAGCGGGCACGTGATCCGGCCGCCTGACATGATCCCGTTCCGCAAGCTGCTCTATGTGGACTGGCGGACCAACCAATCGACGGCCGTTTCGCAGGCCGAATACCGCCGCGGTTTCGTCGCCGAAATCCGACTGCCGATGGCGTCGCTCATGGGCAGTGAGTGCGAGCGTTGCAACGGCTCGGGTCGAGTGCGGTACTACCACCCGGTCGAAATCGAGGGCGTGGACGACTGCCCCGCGTGCGTCGGCGAGCCGTTCCCCGGTCGGGTCGGGGGTGCAATGCGGGACATCTTTCGGAGCCATCCTGTCACGGCCGTGCGGCTGACCGACAAGTCGCCGGAGGAGGCGGGCGCTGGGTGGTCATGGTTCACCGAAGGATTTGCCGACGATCAGGCTACGCTGCCACGCGAACTGTTTGACTTGCTAGATGGCGATTACGACGTGTCGATGTTAGGCCAGCGGTTAACCTTCCCCACCCGGTTAGCCGCACAGAACGCAATATCGAGCGCCATCGTGCGACACGGCCGAGCGGTTGCGGGGGTCGCTGAACAATCACCAACTGAGGGGACGGAATGCTGAAGTGTCCGCATTGTGGCTGGCAGTACGACCCGAAGAAGTGGTCGAAGCTGGTCGGCAAGAACGCCCGGTCCAGGGTTCCGACGCACGACGAGACGCCACCGTTTCGGGCCGTCTGCCCCGGCTCGGGGCAGACGCCGAAGAAGTCCTAGCGCGCTTGCTCTCACAGCAGAGCGCCAACGCCCCGCGGCTGGGCGTGACGGCTTGAGTCCCCGCTCTCATCGCGGCGGGTGTACGGCCGGAGCCGTGGCTGTCGCCGGCGATTGGCCGGTCCTCATGGTGACCAACAACCCGGCATCCGGGGCCGCGGAAGTAACCACCGCGGCGACCCGGTCCGGCCGGGCGGAGCCAACCCGCCCGGCCGGTTTTCTCGAAACACGGAGGGGCGTCATGGACGGCAAACCGGTCGATGTGTGGGACGCGGTCCAGCGGGACATGCGGGAGCGACAGCAGGTCGGGCTGGCCCGGTACGGCAAGCCGGTCACCCCGGACGACGCCGAGGACTGGCTCCAGCACCAGTACGAGGAGCTGCTGGACGCGGCCGTGTACTGCAAGGCCGAGATCCTCCGCCGGGCCGGGCAGGCGCCGGCCTGGACGCCGGCCGACATCCCGACGCCGGCACTGCTCCGCTTCCAGCTCTGGGAGGGCAGCGGGCACGTCGTCGTCCACCCGTGGGCGGTCGTGGGCGTGGTCGAGAAGTACGACCACTTCCGCAAGGAGGTGAGGCTCGCCGTCATCCGGTTCAGCGACGGGAAGGAGTACACCGTCGTCGACCCCGACCGCAAGGTGGCCGCCGACATCTGGCTGGCCAAGTCCTTCAGCACGTGAGGTGACCATGACCGAGGAGCAGTTGGCCGAACTGGAGCGGCTGTCGGCCGCGGCCACCCCGCCGCCGTGGGTGCTGTTCCCGGCCGAGCCGGAGGATCCGCTGGGCCGGCGGAACGCTGTGGTGAGCCACAAGGCCACCGCCGACGGCACCCGCATGGGCCGGTTCGTGCCGTGGACGAACGGGGACGACGGCGGGAACGCGGACGGTGCGTTCGTGGTCGCCGCCCGGAACGCCATGCCGGACCTACTCGCCGAGATCCGCCGGCTGCGGGCGGAGCGGGACGCCGAGCGGGAGCGGGCGGCGAGGATAGCCGAGGACACACCGGACGAGGGCCGCTTCGTCGGCGAGGAGAGCCACTGGCAGTCCGATGCCGCGGCGACGCAGCGTAAGATCGCCGCCGCCATTCGCAGCGGGGAGGAGCCGAAGCCATGAGCAAGCCGTTCAGCCCGTGGGTCTTCCTGCGGTCGGTGCTTGAGCGAGGTGCGGCCGTCCAGCAGGACTACGCCGCCGGCAACCACGGCAGCTACGAGGCGCACTCGGCCCGTCTCGACGCGCTGGCCCGGGAGTTCGCCGACAAGCTTGAGCCGCTGCTCGCCGGCGTGGACGGCGACGACGAGCCGGCCGACGCCGACTGGCTGGAGAAGCGAGGGTTCAAGTGGTCAGCCTGCGGCACCGCCATGTACCGGATGTGCGGGCCGATCGAGGTGTGCATCACCGGCGACGTGGTCATGCTGGAGAGGGACACCCACCTGTCGCTCCACTGGTCCTACCCGGGGCCGCCGAAGGTCGCGCAGTATTACGGCCTGGAGGACAACCCGATCCGGGCGACCGTCCGGCGGCTGTGTGCCGCCCTCGGCGAGCCGCTGACAGAGCCGGCCGCCAAGTGACCGAACCCTGGACGCTGCCGTGCGGCGAGGCGAACGCCCGGCGGGTGGCCGAGTTCTTCGCCGCCTCCCGGAACAGCGAGCTGGCCAAGGGGTCGAAGCCGGGCCGGCCCATCCTGGCCGGCGACCCGACCAAGTACCGGCTGGTGCTGGCCGCCGACGAGGACGACCGCCCGGTGTGGGTGGTGTACCCGGACGGGGACCTGGACGAGCCGAAACCACGGAGGGCGAGATGACGGGAGACGAAGACCTGAAAGCGGAGAACGCCCGCCTTCGGGCGGAGAACGTGCGGCTGATAGCCGATCGTGACCAGTGGAACGAGGACCTGCTGCGTATCGCCAGGGCTGTCGTCGCCGGCGAGCCGCTGGATCAGCCGCCCCGGCCGGCCAGGCCCGGCCCGAGCCTGAGCGAGACGCTGGCGGCCATCGACAAGATGAAGAAGATCGAAGCGGACCACGCCGATCTGGTCTTCGTGGTCGAGCGGATCAGCGATGGCGCCGTGGCCAAGATCAGGGAGCTGGTCGACATCCTGGAGTTCTTCCTGGTCGCCACCGACCCGCTGCTCGACGCCACGTCGTTCGACGCCTACGACCCGGTCGCCCACCACGCCGTGTCCAAACGTGCCCGGGAGGTGGTGGCGGACATCCGGGCGGCTGGCGCGGGCGTGACCAAGACGGGCTGGTCGGCCGAGTTGCCGGTCAAGCCCGGCTGGTACTTCATGCGGTACACGCGGCCCGGGTTCGACAGGGCAATCGTCTTCTGCAATCAGGTCGTCACCGGCCCGGACGGGGCAACGCTCCACGTGTGCGACGACCGGAACGGACCGACGCCGCTGGACAAATACGCTGCCTACGAGTGGGCCGCCGTCTCCCCGCCGCCGTGAAACGGCCATCCGGGCAGCGGGTACGGGCGGCACAGCCGGCACCGCCGGCAGCGGTAGGTGAAGCCGACCCCGTCCACCCAGGCCACCTCCCACCGGTGCCAGCAGCCGCCGGCGAGCCAGTGAAGGATCTTCATGGTCACTCCCATGACGGCTTGTCCCAGTACGGAGAGTCAGGCGGTGGCGGGTTAAGGTCGCCGCCTTCGATTCTGCCCCGGTAGCAGTTGTGGTCGGCGTCGATGACGACGTGGCCGCGAGGTGAGGTGTAGATGCTCTCGGGAGTGAGCCTGCGGAACACCCCTTCCCAGGTGGCCACGGCATCGGCGTCCGGGTCTCGCTTTTGCAGCTCGGCGATCAGCTCGCGGACGGTCACGACGGCCTCCGGGTCTTCTCGGGCTTGAGGTAGATCCACGCCCGTGGGATGCAGACGGGGCAATTCACGGCGTGGCAGGCAGACTGGTCGGACGGGCCGTCGGACAGCCACGACACCTCGTACGGCTCGCACCGCACCTTGGTCCTGCACGCCCGGCAGGTGCCGACGAGCTTCCCGGTCGGCGGCACCCCGCGCTTGATGATCTCCATTTTCGTGGCCCCCAGGAAATGACTGCGGCCACCGGGGAGTCCGGCGGCCTCTGCGAGTCGCACGCGATCGGTCACTGCCCGCAGCCGCAGCCGGCCGCGGCGATCCCCTCCCCGCCGGTCTGGCCGCCCGACCCGCCGCCGCTCCCGCCGCCGCCGCTCGGCGGGGCCGGGAACTCCGGGAACCCGTAGTTGGGCAGGTTGGCGGTGTTCAGCTTGTGGGCGAACGCCGAGCCGGCCACGATCTTGCCGGCCGTGCACTTGGCGAGCAGGACGGCGGCGGCCGCGTCGTCCCCGTACACCGGGTGGACCGGGCGGGCGCCGAACCCGGTCAGCCGCACGTTGGCCCGGTACAGGCCGGCCGGGACGCCGTCCGCCGACGGGGCCGGGTACGCCTCGCTGACCTCGACCTTGACCGGGTGGGAGCCGCCGGCGGCGTCCGTCCAGGTCATGTTGGTTTCTTCGAGCAGGGTGCCGAACTCGTCCATCTGGGTGCTCCGGGCGGGTTGGGTGGGTCGGGGCGGTCGGAACGACTATAGCATACGGACGGCGGGGCGGCCGTCAGACGGCGACGGCGACCAGCAGGGCGCTCGGCCCGAGGACGGCGATCATCGTCACCCCGCCGATCACCAGCAGGGTGCCGACCGCCACCTCCGGGTGGGCGCGGAGGAAGTTGCCGGCGTCCTCGGCCGTCTCCAGGATCTCCTCCCCGACCTCCCCGATCACGTGCCCGCTCAGGCAGCTGGCGTAGCTCACGCAGCACGCCACCCGGCACAGCTGCCGCTCGCCGGTCGTCTCCTCCAGGTCGCACCGGGACAGGCACTGGCGGTAGGCGGCGAGGCATTCGAGGGCGGTGGCCATAGACGTCTCCTTGGGATGCGAAACGCTTTGTGACAACAGTCCGATTGTACCCCGGTTCCGGCCTGCCTGCGTGCCGCCCGCGCGGATTTCACGCCGGGTATCGGCCGCCCCAGCCGGAATCCAGGACACAATGTCACAAGGACTCATGCGGCCTTTGCTGCCGGGTCGATAAAGTCGGCACACCCGGCACGAGGCGACGATGGACTACCCGGAGCGGCCGCGGATGTTCGTGGCGAGGTTCCTGCGGCAGATGCGGGCGGCCCGACTGGCGGTGTCGGCCGGGCCGGAGGTGTGCTGGCTGCTGGCCGTCGTCGCCGCCTACGAGGACGACCTCGGGTACGCCAAGCCGGTCGAGTTCTGGAACGAGAATCTGGTCGCCGATGTCGGTCTGCGTTCGGTTAAACAGTTGGACCGCGTGCGATCAAAAGCGGTCCGCGCTGGCTGGCTGAGCTACACCCCGGGCGGTAAAGGGCGGGCGGGAAAATATCACGTCAACGACATGGCCGGCAAGGTGTTGCCGCCGGACCAGCCGGCCGAACGGCGAGAGAACGGCGAGAGAACGGCGAGAGAACGGGGGAGCAAACGGCGAGAGAACGGCGAGAGAACGGGCGAACCTTCTTCCCTTATACCTAACCCTAACCCAGAGACTTCTTCACTTCGTTCAGAAGTCTCTTGCGGCGAGCCGCTGGTCGCGGCCTCGCCGCCGGACGACGTGTTCCTCGCCTTCGAGTGCAACGGGCCGGCGAAGGCGTGGACCCTGACGGCCGCGAAGGTGGCCGAGTACCAGCAGTCGTTCCCCGGCGTGGACGTCCCGGCCGAGTGCCGCAAGGCGTGGCAGTGGACCCGGGACAACCCCGAGCGGCGGAAGACGGCCAAGGGCATGGCCCGGTTCCTGGGCACCTGGCTGGGCCGGGCGCAGGACCGGGCCGGGCGGCCGCCGGCGGCCGGCGGGGGGCCGTACCTGTCCCGCGGGGAGCGGGTGGCGGAGCGGATCAAGGCGGCCCACATGGACCTGTTCACCGACCTCCTGGGGGGCACCCATGACGACCGACCGGACGGGCAGGACGGCCAAGGCTGGGGCGACGGGGCCGACCCGCTCGCTCTCCCGCCACGAGGCGGAGCTGGCCCGGATGAAGGCGTTCCTGGATAACCCGCTGGCCGCCCTGCCGGCGGCGTCCCGGGTGGCGGTCATCCGCCTGTGGCGGGCGTACAGCCACCTGACCGGGCTGGAGTCCGAGCAGAGCCTGTGCGCGAACGTGGCCGAGTGGGCGGCCGCCGGGGTGACGCCGGAGGACCTGCTGGCCGCGGTGGCGACGATGACCGCCCCGGGGGCGGCCACCCGGTACCGGTTCGCGTCGGACGTGGTGGCCGCGTTCGGCGAGCTGGCGGCGGCCGGCCGGGACCGGCGGCGGAACCGGGAGCAGGTCGAGCGGCTGCGGCGGGAGAACGCCCAGGCCGAGCGGGACCGGGACGGGGCGCGGGCGATCCTGGCCGACTTCCTCGGCCGGACCGCAGTCCCGGCAAGTTGAGGACAACCGTCAGCGTTTCGGGCAAATCTGCTTTGTGTCCTGGGACACAAGTGTCCAAATAGGCGGGCGGCGTCCGAGAGTTGTGGTGTACCCCACAACCCGGAGGCCGCCGTGTCCGTCGAAGCCCCGCCCGCTCCCGCCGAAGTCGAAGTCGAAGCCGAGACCGCCGCCGAGGCCACGGCCGAGGCCACGGCCGAGCCGGTCGCCGACCAGCCCGTCACGATCACCGAGACCTGCGACGACGCCGACTGGCCGGCCGGGGAGACGACCGGCGAGGCCGCCGAGGTTCTGCCGCCGTCTCTGCTGACCGGCGAGCAGCTCGTGCTGCTGTACGGCAGGGACTTCTGGAAGAACCCGGAGTACCTGGCCCGGTACGACGCCGAGACGCTCCAACTGGTGACGGCGATGGGTGCCGTGGTCGACTCCAAGGAGAAGGAGCACCTCGACCTGAAGGCCGCCGCCGCCGAGGCCAAGAAGGTTTACGACGGCAAGGTGATCGAGCTGCGGCAGCTCATCAAGAACCGGGAGGCCGGCAAGAGCAAGCAGCCGCCGGTCCGCCAGCTGACCATTGACTCCGCCCCCCCGCCGGACGCCCGCCCGGCGGCCAACGCGGAGTCCGGGGCTGACGTCAACTTTCCCAAGTCGGTCGAGGACGCCCAGCTGGACTTCTTCAACGACCTGCACGACCGGCTCCCCGTCGACCGGCTGGTCAAGTTCGGCGCCACGAAGGCGGACGTCGAGAAGCTGCACGCCGGCGACCTGAAGGAGGGCGGCCCGTTCCCCATCGTCACGATGCGGGACCTGCGGCTGTTCACCAACCCGTACAAGGAGAACCCGAGCTTCACCCGCGGGTTCGGCGACATCAAGGGGTTCGGCGGGAAGGCCGTCGACCGCATCCAGAAGGCCCAGGACGACCTCCTCGACTGGTGGGGCAACAAGGGCGGGCAGGCGGAGTTCGCCAAGGAACTCGGGCTGGAGATCCCCCAGGCCGCGACCCCGCGGGTCGAGGAAGGGGGCAGCTCCGATGGCGGTTCCGATCCCGCTGACGAAGGGCAAGGTGGCGCTGGTTGATGAGGCGGACGCCCCGGCGGTGCTGCGGCACAAATGGTACGCGGTCCACGTGGAGAGGTGGAACAAGTGGTACGCCGCCCGCAACGGGCGGCGGCCGGACGGCAAGCCGTTTCACGCCTACTTGCACCGCGAGCTGACCGGGGCGCCGGCGGGAATGCAGGTGGACCACAGGGACGGCGACGGGCTGAATAATCAAAGGGATAACCTCCGGGTCTGCACGCCGCAGCAGAACCAAGCGAACAGGTCGGTCGACCAAGACAGGCTGCCGGGGCGTGGAGCCCGCAAGGGCGTTTCGGTTATCCGGAACGGCCGGTGCGTGGCCAGGATCCGCGTCAGCGGCCGCCTGATTCATCTGGGGACTTTCTTGACCGAGGACGAGGCGGCTCGGGCGTACGACGCGGCCGCCCTGAAATACTTCGGCGAGTTCGCTCGCCTCAACTTCCCGGTGACCGATGGCCAAGAGCGAAGTGCAGGGGATGAACGAGATGCACCTGTGCCACGCGGAGGTGTGCCGGCTGCTGACGGAGGCGGTCAACTCCGACCGGATGAGCAGCGCCTACGTGAAGGTGACGGACTTCAAGACGGAGGTGAAGGACCACTGCAAGCACCTGGTCATCGCCTATAAGGCGAAGGGCGGCGATGAAAGTCAGCCCTGAGATGAAGAAGCTGCTGCTGGAGCGGGGCACCGTCGGCCCCGCGCCGCAGCTGCCGGGCCAGCCGCCGGCGAAGCGGCAGGGGCCGCCCGGCCGGCCCAAGTACCGGGCGGTGAAGACGGTGGTCGACGGGCACACGTTCGACTCGAAGAAGGAAGCCAAGCGGTACGTGTTCCTGAAGGGCGAGCTGGCGGCCGGCCGGATCTGCCAGTTCCAGTTCCGGAAGAAGGACGTGGGCATCCGGCTCGAGGTGAACGGCGTCACCGTGTGCTTCTACTACCCCGACTTCCGGTATGTCCGGGACGGGCGGCTGGTGGTCGAAGATGTCAAGGGGCTGAAGACCCCCGTCTACAAGCTCAAGAAAAAGCTCCTGAAAGCTTGTCGCGGCATTGACATTGTCGAGGTGTGACACAGTGTGCGAATCGGTAGACATGGTCGAGTGCAGGAAGTGTGGCTCGCACAAGCCTCCGTCGTCGTTCTATCGCAACAGCTCTGTCAAGAGCGGCCTCTCGTGGACGTGCAAGGATTGCTCGCAGTTGGCAACTAAGAAGTGGAGGGCAGCCAACCCAGAGCGGGTGCTGTCCATCCAGAGGGCGTCGTCAGCGAGAAGGGCAGAGGCTCGGCGAGAGTACAGCCGGACGTACTACCGAAATAACTCAGACCTGCTGAAAAAGAAGGCTTCCGACAGGCATCAAAAACTAAAAGCGGAGGTCTTCGCTGCCTACGGAGGGGCCGTTTGTAGGTGCTGCGGTGAGGCAGAGATGGCCTTCCTCAGCCTGGACCACATCGACGACAACGGGAGTGAGCACCGCCGCCAAGTGGGGAAAAAGAAGATGTACCAGTGGGCCAAAGACAATGGCTTTCCTGGTGGCTTTCAGGTGCTGTGCTTCAACTGCAACCTTGGAAGGCAGGTCAACGGCGGCGTGTGTCCGCACAAGATCTAGCCAAACTACTGCTCCTGCTCGCCTGCCGGGGCATCACCGTCACGGAGATCTGAGTTGAACACGCTCAGCGAACAGTTCAGCCGGCTGATGAAGTTCGGCATTGTGGCGGCGGCCGTCTGCTCCGCCGGCGGCCTGACCCTCGCCGTCCTGAGCCACTGGGCCTGGGTCGCGGCGGCGGTCTACTTCTTCGTCGTGGCGATCGCGTTCATCTGGGCCGACGTCAGACGCGAGGAGGTGCTGAGCCACATGGTCCAGGCGGTGGCCGAGTCGCTGCCGAAGCCGCCGGAGTGCTCCAACCCGATGGCCGACGTGCCGCCGCTGACGCCGGAGGAGATGCACAGGATCGACGCCCTCGTGCGGGACGCCCTCAAGCCGCGGGTGCGGTCGGTCACCTACCGCCGGCTGAAGTCGTTCGGCAACTACGAGAACGAGGCGGTCGAGGCGACGGTCGCCGTGCCCCCGGGCGGGTCGGCGGACGAGTCGCTGGCCTTCGCCCGGGACTGGGTCAACCACAAGCTGAGCCAGCGTGACGAGTACGAGAAGATGGCCGACCAGATCGCCCTCATGCGGAGCGACCTGGCGAAGGACGAGCGGAAGCTGATCGAGGTGCAGGCCAAGTACGAGCGGTACAAGTCGGTGCTGGAGAAACACGGGGTGGCGGTGGAAGACCCGAACGAGCCACCGTTCTAAAGGGTATACCGAATCCGTATACCCTCCACCCGTCCCGCGTCACTGCGGGGCGGGTTCGTTTTTGGCCTTCTCCTTCCGGGCCTTGGCCACCTCCTGGGCGGACTTCGACGCCGACCGGTACAGGGCGTAGAGCTGGGCGTCCAGCGGGTCGAGCAGGGGCAGCTTGTCCACCGGCACGTACACGTCCTCGGCCACCCGCACCCCCGGCTTGCCGCGGAGTTGCTCCTGGAGCAGCCGCTTGGCGGCCAGGTCCCGCTGCTGGGCGGCGTCCACGTCGCTGATCCGGGCGCCGAGCAGCAGGTTGACGGCCGTCGGGATCGTCCCCTTCCGGTCGTCCAGCAGCTTGTCGAGCGACGAGGCGAACCGGGAGGCCGGGGAGTTGGCGATCACCTGGGACAGGACGCGGGCGTTCTCCTCGTCCAGCAGGCCGGTGTTCTTGACGGCCGACATCGCCCGCAGGTCCTCCAGCCGGCGGCCGGTGAACAGTTGGGTGCCGAACGCCTGTTCCAGCGGCACCTTGATCTGCGGCTGGGCCATGCCGAGCAGGGACTGGAGGCCGCGGGTGACGTCCCCGCGGGCGAAGCTGCCGAGGGTCTTGAACGCCTCGTCCTCGATCGGCAGGCCGAACGAACTGATGTACCGCTGGCTGCCGTCCGGGGCGCCGGGGATCGGCAGGGACGCCCCCTCGGCCACGTACCCGGGGGTGAACTCGCCCGGGTCGCGGACGCCGGTGGTCAGCCGCAGGGCGGCCTGCACCTTGGCCGGCTTGGTGGCCAGGTC